ACCTGTAGAACCTGTAGCGCCTGTACTACCTGTAGAACCTGTAGAACCTGTAGAACCTGTAGAACCTGTAGAACCTGTACTACCTGTAGAACCTGTAGGTCCAGATCCATATAGAGTAGTTAATGTAGAAATAATTGAAGCAATAGTTGAAGGTTTGTTTAAATATGTATTTCCCTTTGCCCAATCTAGTGCTAGATACGATACTATAGATGTTATAACAAGTGGTGTTGGTAATGGTGTTTGTGCTATACAATCGTCATATAATGTATTTAATGTATTAAAATAATTTAAATAGTTTCCAATAGTTGTTAAATTAGTTGAGTTTGTAAATGAACTTGCTATACCATATGATTGATTATAATAATTTTGAAGTAATTGTAATTGAATAAAGTTAGAATACCATAGAGGATATATTGTAGGTAAAGAATAAATAAAATTTCCACTTAATTCAGATACTGCTCTAAATGTGATTAAATAAGTTACAGTAGTTCCACCAATTGGATAACTTTGATTCAAATTTATTGTTTGTCCATTAATAGTAATTTGTCCAGTACCAATTTGGGATTGTAATTTAAATTTTCTTGTTTTACCTACAGTATAATTTATAATAAAAGTTATTGTATCTTGCAAATTAAAATTTATATATTTTTTACTAGCTACATTTTCAGTTTGCCAATTACCTGTTATTGCATCACCTAATAATTTTTTTACAGCAGTATAATCTTTTCCTGTAACAGTTGTATCTATAGGACCCTCGTTAATTACTTCATAACTACTTTTTGCTATTATATCTGTATTTGTTGTTGAAACAATACTTGCACCAACTAAATAATTTATAGGATCAGAAGACATAGGTAATAAAGTATTTAAGTAATAATTTAAATTATGAATCATATGTGAATCATCATCTTCAAAAAAATCTGTTGTTTTATCAATTAATTTAGAATCTAAACAATCTAAATATTGCTTTAATAAATTAACATTTAATTTTATAGGACCATTAACATCACTTTCGTACTCAATAAGACGCGAAAGTAATGTTTTTTTTGTATCAATTATTAATTGATAGTTATTAGGTGAAGTTAAAATATTTGTAATCTCATGCGTAAATGAATTTGAATATGAGTGTATAAAGTTTATATTTCTAGACATTTTTATACTTAGACTCCTATTAATTTAATTCTATATCTACGAATTATTTTATTAGCAGACATTTCTCGCCCTTGGAAACCTTTAGCTCCAGGCTGTCTTAGTGGAATTGTAACACCAGCAACTTTAATTTGTGTAGCTGAATAATATGTTGAAGGTAATGATACGTCAGGATCAACTTGGAAAGAAATCGCTTTACCAATTACATATTGAATTACAAATTCAAATGAATCATTCTTATTGAATCTCATAGTTCTCCATCCATTAAATAGAGATGCATTCGCAGGTGCATTTGAAATTCCAGCACCTAAAGGTGTATCAATTGAAATTATTGGAGGTCTTACGCTAGCTTTATAAGTATAAGTTCCAAAAGGTTCTGTTTGAACCGGAGTAATTTTAGATACTTCCCATTGTACTGATGGTAATATGCTAGCAACTAAAGGTTGAACTATATTTCCAAACCCTGTAGGACTATCAACCATTACAATTGGTTTTCCTAAAAATCCTCCTGTAGGTTTAATTGTAGTTACTACATTGGTTACACCAAACACCGCTGTAGGGGTAGCATCTGTTAATGTTAGATTGCGTGTAGCTGCAAAAATTGTTGCTTCATTCAAATCTGTTCTTTCTACTTCAACTGAAATATTTGTACCAGTTGATTTGTAATCAGAATACATAAATACTTGTGTAATTGAACCATCACTTTCATCTATAGTTTTAACATATCCAACAGAAACTGGTGTATTAAATCCTCCTCCTGTAATTTTAACTTGATCACCTATTTTATAAGAATTACCTCTTGAAGATACATCTAAGAAATCAACATTTACTATACCAAGAGAAGTTGCAACTTTAACACCTTGGTCTCCTCCTACAATCTTTACATTAGGAACTCTAACATAACCATCTCCGTGACCACCTACACTTTGACCGTTTTGGTAAAAATCGGGGCCAGCATCTACTATATTACCTAATCCTAATAATAGATCATTTTTATCAATAGTATCGCTTACATGCGTAACTTCAAAGTAAATTGGACTAATATCTTGAGTAGTTGATGTTGTAGTAGTTCCAATAGCTACTAATTGTAATACATCTCCAACTTGGTAATTTGAACCTACTTTTTCAATCGATACATTATCAGTATCATAAAATTGTGCCGCAATAAGGCTTCCTGTAGCTGTAGTAAAACATTCTTTCTTAATTTTAATTACTGTATCTACGCTATTAGCACTACTTCCTTCTGCGTGTAAATTTCCACCAATTAATTGATATGTTCCTTCATCATCACCAGCTAAATTATCTCCAGTATACCCACCACCAACTGATAATATTTTAAGACCGTATCTCTCATTTGCTGTATCAAAATATTCAAGTGTTGCTGATCTTGCATAACCCTGTGCAGTTAAGCTTCTAGATACTGGAGGATCTATATATATTTGTGGAGCAGATGTATAACCTGTACCTACACTGTTAACAGTTACACTAACTACTCCAAATAATGGTACTATTTCAGCACCACCACCTTCAATTAATCTAAAACTTAAACCATTTAATGTTCCTTGAGTATTCTCAACAACAGTTGTTCCATTATAAGTTCTAGTTAATTTAAACCGTGTGGCGCTGACTATCTCTAATACATAAAAATTTGTAGTTGTTCCATTATATAAAGTTATTGAACCTTGACCACTTGTAGTATCAAGTTCTCCACTAACAACAATTTTCTGTTTTAATTTAAGATTATGCGGTCCAGATGATTCAAATACATCACCTCCAGCAGAATTGCCTAGAGCTGTTATTGTTAAACCAATCGGTTTTCCAAATTCGACATTTACAGGTTTCTCTGGACTAGGTTCATATCCTTCTCCAGGTTCAAGTACATCTATATATGTAATAGCTCCACGAGTACCTATCGACCAATCTATAACTTCACTATCTAAGAAAAAATTTCCAATTGGTCCAGCTGCTGTTATTATAGCACCATTCGGATCACAAAACTCAAAATCTAATATATCTCCTTGAGATGTTCCTGCTCTAGTTACTAAAATATAGGCAACATCTTCTTCAACTCTTCTCATTAGTTCAAAAGTGAAATCGCTAGAAACTGGACTTGCCGGAAAATCATCAGTTGAATATAAAATACTAATATCAGTACCCCATGCTCCTCCATATGTTTGAATATCAGCTTCATCATCGCCTGACGCAACCCATGCATATCTGCTCCCTACTTCTCCGAGGGTAGTAGGAGTATCGGGTGTAAAATATCTAAATGAATACAAATCTCCATTAGTACTACCATCAAGCGGGTAAGGAGAACCCCAATCTAAACTATAGATTGCAGTATTTCTTTCATAAGTACTTATAATTCTTCCATGCACATAATCACCAACTGTGTTTACTCTAATAAATGCAACTGCTCCACTTGAATGTTTAACTTTAATTACATCACCAAGTTTGAAATAGTTACCAGATACACCATACATATAAACAATAATATCCTTTAGCTTACCTCCTTCAACTTTAAGTGATCTTGTCACTGTTCTAACTGCACTCATTGGTACTGCATTATCTCTTACAGTATTTGGTGCACCTAATGTAATTATATCACCTACTTTAAATCCAGACCCTCTGTCCCATAATATAAGATCATCTTTATCTTGAAATCCACCATACTTTTTAATACGTCCAGTAGTACTATTGTATTCTATACCAGCAGTAACAGATTCTTTAATATTATACCAATATCTAGGAGGGTGAGTTGTAGGATTATTACCAGTATGTAATCTGTTAATAAAAATAGCTCCTTTACCTAATCCACCACCATTTGAATCTACAGATGTAACTTTCGCAAGACAAGGTTTTGTAATAGTAACATCATTTTGTGTAAATGTTACGATATCGCCAGATTTATAACCACTACCACCTGAAATAATTGAAACAAAACTAATTCCCATATTAGCTGTAGCTGTAGCTTGTGTTACATAACCTCCACCTTCAACACCTACTACAGGTTTATATTCATAACCAACACCACTAGAAATCTTTGAAATTGCTGTAACTGCACCTCTTTGTTTGCTTACAGTAGCATAATAATTAGCTTGTTGAGAAGGAGGAGGAGAATCAATAATTACAGATGCATTTGCAAGATATCCACTACCAAGTTTAGTTGTAACATTATCTCCCTCAAATAATACTAATTCACGAACACCTAATTTTACTACTAATTCAGGCATATCTGTAGCAAGTACTGTTAATGGACCAATCTTATCGGCGATAGTAGTTGGATCTCTAATTTGACCAAATTCAGTATATATATCTGCATACGTAAAATTCGCACTTTGTAGTGGTCTATAGAAAGGAGCTGAAAAAACTGAATTAATGAGTTTCGGAGGAGATGTATAACAAGTACCGCCATATACATAAGGTTCATCAATTTCAGAAAGTTCATCAGTTGTTGATACGAAAGAAACTGTCGGTGTTATAGTAACTTTTAGAATCGCACCATCTTCATCTACTTTTGTAACTGTAGCTACAACACAATTACCATCTTTATTTATACCAGTAGCGGTACCAGTACCAGCATTAGTATATGTTATACTTGAAGGAGGTGGGCCAAAGTTTAGAATATCACCAGGTGCAAAACTTTTACCACCTTTACCAGGAACAACTTCTATACTAGTTACGCACATAACAGCTTTTGCTTCAACACCATTTCCTTCACTTATTACTAAAGCATCAGGCGTTTCTTTGTAATAACTTCCACTGTTTAAAATATTAAATTTATCAATAGATGCTCTTATTTCTGATGTAAATGTAATATCTTCACCAGCATTATTATCAGGTTGACGATCAATTTGTACTATAGGAGGTTTCTTATAATCTCTACCACTTGACTTTATGTATACACCTACGATTTTAGAATCAAATTCGATAGTTGCAGGATTCATTGTATATGCAGCAACGGTTGTCTCTTTAAGAACACCTTTAATTGGAGAAGAATATCCAGTACCAGCATCAATAACTGTTACTCCAGTAAGATTTCCTAAATCATTAATTAATATTTGAACTGTCGGTGCTTTTTTACCTATTACCGGAAGATCAGGTTCACTCCATATTATTTCATAAGGAGGTGCTCCACCACCTGATCCAGGTTGATATCCACTTCCCTGCTCTATTACACGTATTTCAGCAAGACCAAAATTAGGAACAGCTTTAGCAAAACCATCTGTAGAACCAGCTTTTAATGATTCTAATGTTTCTAATAATTGCGGATTTTTAATTAAATCTACATTTACATAGCTTAAATCTCCACTTCTTATAGCTAATGCACTAGCAGATTCTTTGTTTGGTGGACTTCCAACAGTAATATATATGTCTTTATTACCATTAATACCAGTTTCAGTATTACCTGAAACATCACCACCAAATAATCTTCCAGTATATTCAACTCTTGTTGGACTTAAATTATTTACAACAATCTTAGCTCCTCCACCTTGTGTAGCAGTAAATTTAACTGTAGGTATTTCTGTATATCCATAACCTCCGCTAAAGTATGATGTATCATTGATATAAGTAGTACTAGTTTCCTTTGTAGAATATAAATCTACACTTAGAATCTTTCCAGTTGTTTCTTCTATATCTGTTACTCTTCCTTTAGCAACTGTTTTGTGGTAGAGTACTGTATTATTAGGTAAACGGTTATTATCATATGTGTATCCTCTAATAGGACTTACTTTACTTATAGAACCTTTAGGTGTTACAGTAGTTACTTTGAAACTTCCCCCAGTTAATGATTGGGTACCCTTTAAATCAACTACTTCCATTCTAAGATTTTCGGGGTCAACTTCAGCTCCTTTAGCAGTACTTAGATCATAAGTTGTTCCTGCTACGAAATCACTTCCAGCATAACCGGGTACTACAACTGCTCTAAGAACACCATTGCTTTGTGTAACAACTTGTAGTAGTTTTCCTTTTGTAGTAAAGTCTGAATTAGTAAAAGTTACAACTGCTCCATCTTTATATCCATAACCACCACCTATCAATGTAAAATTGCCTGTTGTACTGTTGTATCTTGCCGTTGCTGTAGGCACATTGTTTGTACTTCTTCCAGGTTTAAACCATGTAGGATTTACAGTTCTCTTTGTTGTTCCATCAGATAATGTTATGCTTGAAGGATTTGTATCAAATGCCGGTTGTGTTATACTAGGTGTTTGTTGATAATTTACAAATTTTCCAGGATTTGTTATTACAAACCCACTAACAACAAAAGTAAAACTTAATGCAATACCAGTACCATTACCACCAACAATATTTACACTATCAAGATTATACTTAGAAGAATCTCCACTAAATTGACCAGGATTTAAGATTTGAAATACTACAGGTTGTCCATTGGGATTAACAGCTTTAATTAACACTATGGCAGTTTCAAGTAAGGTTGTATTACTACCTGCAACTTTTTGATTAATATATAATATATCTCCTGAAGCATAATTAGAACCAGCAGTTGCTTCAATATCTGAAATTTGAAATCTTGTTGTAGCAGCAGGTTTTGCACCGGAAATTGTAGTACCAGCACTACCAATTTTTACATCTGCTTTACTGAAGAATGCATCAGGGAATTCTACTTCATGTGAATTAGATAGAGTTGATAATGAAGACCATGAAGGTATACCACCACTTAAACTTAGATCTAAGTCTATAATAGAGAAATCAATTTGATCTAAATAATATATTCCATTCGCATATTCGCCAGAAGGAGCGCCTGGGGAAAATTGAGCAAGTTCATCTAAATCTACAGCAGTAGAATTAAATGCTTTAACTACACCTGCAGGCCCAATTGCAGTAACCCTAAAAACAGCATCAAGACTATCAGCTGTACTATTCTTAAAAGAAAAGTAATCATTTACTGCAAACCCACTACCAGCTGCTCCAGCACTAAAACTGACTTGTTGTATAGCTCCACCAGTTTTCTTAATTTCTAATACTATTTGATCTCCAGTTTTATCTAGAACATCATTTTCTTTAGCATTTAATACAATTCTATTATAACCCTCTGCTGAAGAATAGCCTGAACCACCATCAAGTACTACTACACCATAATCTGAATAATAATCAGTTGATGCCTGTCTTACTAGATTCCAAGTTATTAAAAATCGTGATGTTCCAAGAGTTTCACTTTCTAATGTAAATTCATCATTTAGACTATATCCTGAACCACCATATTTTACTTCAATTTGATTATTAGAAACACCTAAATAAGTTTTAAAGTCACTGGCTTTTACAGGAGGAACTAGAGCATTAACAGCAGTTAATACTTCATCTGGAATAATAACATTCGGAGCACTTGAATAATCACCATCACTTCTAAGAAACGGAAATGCATATAGAAAATCTACATCTCTTCTTCCACTGCTAATTCCAGTTCCAAGTCTTGCAGATAATACAGACATATCATTACTCGTATTTAAAGGAGGCGGTATACTAACAAGAGGTGTAGTAGTATAACCTGAATTAGTTAGAATTTTTATACCTAAAGCACCAGCAGTTGTATTTGCAATTGCACCACTAATTACATTTGTAACTTCAGCAGGCAATCTAGTTAATACAGATGGTACACCACTATCATCATATACAAATAATGTTAAATATACAATATCTTTAGAATAATTATTTGATACATAACCTGAACCTCCTGATAATGAATCAGAATTAAATGGGAATACTTTAAATCCTTGTTCTGTAATAGGAGTTACTTGTAATCTAAATGTTAGTCCAGTTAAGGCTCCATCAGTAGTAATTTGAACTGTATTTTGAAGTTCCGCATCAGGAGCTAAAGTAATTGTTTGCGATTCTACACTTTTAATATAGTATTTCTTTCCTGATGTATAACCAGTAATAACTCCATCACCTGTATTAGTTCCAGTAACAATAATATAATTACCTACAGTTAAAGTATAAGTAGAAGTACCACCAAAAGTAAATGCATCACCAGTAACTGCAACAGTTACATCCGCTCCATCGGCAGTAACATCTTGAATATTTGCAGGAAGTGTAACACCTTTTTTAGTTAGTTCAGCACTATTCCATATAATATCTGTAGGAACACCAAATTCATCTACTTTATTAACCCAACCAACAGCTCCAGTACCACTGCCGTTACTTACAAAAACAGAAGTTTTACCTTCCGTTGCAGCAGTAAATCCAGGTATTGTTGTAGAATAAGGAAAAGCAAAGTTACCGTCATTATTATATTCAAGATCTACAGTTTTCACTTCAAAGATAGGTGTTAAAAATTCTAATTCAGCGTCTAATAATGTTTTTATTTTAGCGTTGTCACCTTCAGGAGCAAGAGTAGGATTTACATAGTATTCACCTGCATTTGTAACTTGAACTGATTCTAAATTACCATCTTTAGTTACTGATAATACGTCTAATATTGCTTCTGTTTTTACAAAAGTCTTTGTATTAGGATTAGCAAATACTATTTTAAGATTATCTCCAACTAAAAATTTATTTAATGGCCATGAAGCGTGTTTTTTATTAACCCTTACTCTTTTTATACCGATGTAAGATTTAAGTTTAGGTCTGTAAGGAGAAGATGAAGGATTCTGCGTTAATCCACCAGTCAATGTTGCAGGAGGGGAATTTAAATAATTAGAAGAACCATTCGTAATTACAATATTTTGGATTGAATCTTTCGCACCAGATACGATTAACATATCTTTGCTAATTGATTCTTCAAATACACCTTGTACTGCAGGAGAATATTCTGCAGGAGAACTTGTGTAAGGAGCAAGATGTACTAATTGTAATAAAGTATTATCGGGTTGTACAGCATTGCTATATGATTGTCCTTTAATAGCAGCAGCAGGAATAGATGCTAAAATTTTATTTGCATTCGTTAACACAAAACCAGCTTCATTATCATCATAAACTTTACGTATAGTCGGTACCGTATGGTCATAATCGTCAGTATATTCAGGAATTGTTTGCGCACCTGTTCCTCCTGTAATATTTGAATCGTAATCTCTAATTTTGTTGGTGATAGCTAAATTATCCCAATTTAGATCAACATATGCTGCGCTGGGTAATTTAGGTGAATTTGTTGCTCTCCAATACAATGATGAAAATACACCTCCAGAAGGAGGAACACCCATAATATAACGAGTACCTTGTGAATCATAACCATATTCACCATTAGGACCATTTTCTAAATCACGTCCAGGAATAGGATTGGTTTCATCGCCATTTTGATAACTTTGTTCTTGCGCTACAGTATATTTTGTACGTAGATTTAAAGCAGGATCAGCTAAAGTACCATCCGTTGATATGCACATATAAACTGCACCATCATGAATTACAAGTTGTCCAGTGTAGTAGTTACCAGAATCCACATAGCTATGAGCAATAAGAGATTCTTTCCAATAAGGATTGAAGTTAATTGTACCATCTATTGTATCCATTTTTGCAGGCATTATTCCAGCAATGTAATTTTGTCCTAAATTATCAATTCCAAGCATACCATTAAAATCTGCAGGTAGATTTCCTACATCAACTGCAGTTCTAAAAGGAAGAGGCATTTCAGCACTGTTTTTTGTTCGAATACATGTCCAACAGGATGCACTTGATGATGTACCAGTAGCTGTTTCAGGATCCCATAGCACTATATCACCTACATAGTAATGAGCACTGGTATCTGAATCAGATGCTAAACTAAGTCTATTAAAAGGTTTAATATTTTGAACTTCAGAGTTTAAACTTCTTAGTGAGCCAGGATCAGTTGAACCTGCTGCACCGTTAGCAATTCCACCGCCATAATATAATACGAAATTTGAAAGATCTAGATAAGGTACTTGTAAATTGATTTCCTCGTCGTAATCGGTACCTAGCTTGAAAGTCTCACCAGTTTCACCAAATACCGTTACTGTATTTTCTTTAACAACCCCGGTCTTGAATAAATACCGGAATGCTAATGATTTCGCTTGTGTTGAACTTGTCATGTTTATAGTTTAATAAGATAAAATAATGAGGAAGAGTAGAAAATTTAAAACTCTGGAATGTAATTTTATGAAAAATTTGATTTCGGATGTTAAAAAATTACTAGTTGATTGTTGTTCTTGCAATAACCCTTTACCAGTACCTAAGAGTGAAAGAGCGGTTGGTATATCTGAATTAGAATATGAGACTGTAGCTGCAAATACAGAAGTAGTTACATTAACTTTAGTAGGATTTATTGCTTATATTTATGATAAAGCTTTCAATGAACCTTATCCATTAGAAAATCCAACACCAATAGAAATTGCTAGGATTTATGAAATTTATGATAGCTTAAATATTCCTCGACCAATATTATAATAAATGGAGAAGTCTGTTCTTGAAAAATTACAAGATCCACCTGTGGAAAACAGATATAATATGACTTCAACATCTCAACAATATCCTCCACCTCAATATGGTGGTCGTATACCTAATATTATGGACGATACTTCAGGGTTTCGTTCTCGTAATGGTGGTATGCCTTTCTCTGATGCACCTTCACTATTCGGAGATACAAACCAAAAAGATTTAGTTGGAGCTTTACATGTAAAAACTCCCTTAAATACTGTATTTTTCAGTGATGATAATTTAAATAAATTACAAAATGCTATTCAAGAACAAGTTTTTCTAATGTCGGGATCAAAGCATAGAATTGATAGACAAAGTGATACCGATTTAAAATTAATTATGAGATCTTACTATTTAACTTATGCTAAGAATAATCCTGCAACAATTGCAGAAGATTTAGAAGATTTAAATCGCAGAGTTATTGGATATGCATCGGCAAAAATATATTCAGAATTAGATTTTCATTTATTTTATTTGAAAGATTTACAGAGTTTTGCTTCGCCTATTGCAAATCCTACAAATGTGAAATTTTATGGTTCAAACGTAAATGAACTTAAGTCGTTTTTTTAAGCTTAATTAAAATTATATTTTTAAGTAATGGATTTAAGAGAATTTCATGGAAGAATTTATGGGAAACTTGAAGGAAAATTATATGTTTTAGAACCTACATGGGATTCATTCCGTCCTATATCTAAAGTTGGATGGAATGGTCGAGAATTTGAAATTAATGATTCATTATATAAAAAAGATTTATTTTCTTCATTTTATGGATTTGAATCTATGGAACAAAAACAAGAATTATTTAAACTTGTTCAACAAATTGATTTAGAAAATATAAAAGAATTAATTGAACCTATAGAATTTTGGAGATGGACTGAAGATAAAAATGTTAAATGGTGGAATGATAGACCAGTAGTTTTTCATAATTCTTGTATTTCTCGTGATAATTATGAATGGAAAAAATATATTTCTTATCTTAAATCTAAACCTAAGACTTTAAGAAGGTCATTCAAAGGTAGATTAACTCGACGAATTTTGCATTAAATTATTTTTACATTTACATTCAGAATGTTCTTTATAACACTTAGAACAATAAATTTTGTAATAAGCGTCAAGTTCTTTTAAAATATTATTATATTCTATTAAAATTCTTTGAAAATCTTCTGTTCTATTCGAAAGTTCTTGAGAATATTTTAGTAAATCTTTAACAATTTCATTGTGTGTTCGCATATTAATTTATTCAAGAAATTAAATACTATAAATTCATTTTCTATTTAGTTCTAAGATGAATTTTATAATTTAAATGCGTATTAATTTAATTGGAAATTTTACTCCTAATACAGGATTATCACAAGATGCTCTTTTATTAAGAGGAATATTTACTAATTTATTTGGAGATAAAGTTCATTTCTTTAAAGTTCCTTATCAACATCCACAATGTCAAGAAGCAGAATTAAATATTTTTATTGAAGTTATGAATCCTTCATTAATTTCTTATGCTCAAAGAAATATATGGATTCCTAATCTAGAATGGAGTTATAAAACATGGATACCTTATTGCAAATTAATGGATGAAATTTGGACTAAAACTTCTGAAGCTACTACTATCTTTAAAATGCTTTGTGAAGGAACATCAACTAAAGTTCATAATATTTATTGGACAAGTATATCGAAATCTCTGTCTGAAAAGAAAAATTATTCTAAAGCTATTGTTCTTGTAGGTAAAAATATATTTAGAAATCCTAAACAACTTTTTAAAGCTTATTTAGAAATTAAAGAGAAAGATTCTTTATTATATAAAAAACTTCCTGATCTTTATGTCCCTTATAATCCGCAATATGTTACTCTTTTTTGCCCCGAATCCTTAAATGATAAAATTACTCTAATTTCTAAACATCTTTCTGATAAAGAATATGATGAACTTTTAAACGAATGTGGATTAGCTATATGTTTATCAGCAGCAGAAGGATTTGGACATGCAGTAAATGAAGCTATGAGTTCGGGATGTAATTTAATTTTATCTAATATTCAACCTTTTCAAGAATTATCATGTGACTCAACTTTAAGAGTAAATATTAGTAATTCTATAAATTTACCTGATCGTCTTGGAACTATTTGTGATACATCTGTAATTTCCATAATACAAAATCTGAAAGAATATGTTTCAAGAGAATTTAAATCTAAAAAACTAGCTTCAGAATTATCAAGAAATAAATATGAAGAAGTTCATTCTAAATTTGTAAATTTTATGAATGATTTTCTACCTTCAAAGTTTATTTCTGATGAATATATTTTGAAAAATACTCTTCCTAAAGAAGAAGATTTACCTGATATTTCTATTGTTACATTAACTAAAGATCGTAGAGAATTTATGCCTCTAGCAAATTATTGCTATTTAATTCAATCTTATCCTGAAGATAAATTAGAATGGATTATTGTTGATGATGGTGAAGATTCAATTGAAGATACTCTTATTGGTATTCCTAATGTAAAATATATTAGGTGTGATAAACCTATGACTATTGGTGAAAAGCGTAATTTAGGTGTTCAATCTGCAATGTATGATTATATTTGTATGATGGATGATGATGATGTATACCCTGAAAATAGTATTTTATTCCGTATTACTATGCTTATGAAAGAACCTTCACGTGAATGTGTTTTTTGTACTACTATTCCTTGTTATGATATAACTAAATTTACATCATTTATGAATGTTCCTCCTATAACTCTGAAAATGTCCGAAAGAGTTTCTGAAGCTTCTCTATGTTTCACTAAAAAGTTTTGGGAAGAAAGAAAATTTGACGATATTCAAATAGCTGAAGGTAACACATTCGTTCAAGGTCGTGAACATATGTGTCGTGAATTATCTCCGCAAGATGTTATTGTTTCATTAGTTCATACTAAAAATAGTTCTTCAAGAAAAACTCCAGAATTAGCAGAACCTAATGGTTGTCATTATGGATTTAATGAAAAATTATTTACTTTAGTTAGTGAAATTGGTAATAAATTAAAAGGGGAGCTTACCTAGACCCGGTAGTTTTAGAGATTTCTTAGAAGGGCGACCCTTTCTACCATGCGTGCGGCCAGGCATGGAAACTGATACACCGCCACGACGACGACGACGACCACCCGCCATTTCAGCTTCAGGGGCAGCAGGTTTAGCCTCTTCACCTTCACCGCCTTTTAGAACTACACGACCTTTAGGGCGCATACCTAGTTTACGTAGAGTTCTACGAATAGTTTTCGCAGATACTTTTTTAGCAGATTTACGATGACGACGACCGCCTACAGGCGCAGGAGAAAAAGTATGTCCACTTGTTGCTAATTCTACCATTTTGTTTTTATAATTAAACGAAGAGAAATTTTATGCCGAGCATGTTAAACAAGCCGGAGGACAAGTAGGCTCAATAGTAAATTTTTGGGCGGTGGCGACAGCTTTAGTTCTCAAATAATAACATCCAGTCTTTAATCCTTTTTTCCATGCATACATATGCATTGATGAAACTTTTGAGAATGAGGGGTCGGCAATAAATAAATTTAGTGATTGTGATTGACAAATAAACGGTGCTCTATCACGAGACATATTAATTAAAGTTTTTTGTGGGATTTCCCATGCTGTTTTATATAGCTCGCGAAGTTCTCCAGGGATTTCAGGTAGATCTTGAATACTTCCATTATTAGCAATAATTGATGATCTAATTTCACTTGTCCATAATCCTATTTTAACTAGATCATTAACTAGATATTTATTTACAACCATAAAATCACCTGCTAATACTCGTCTAGTATAAATATTTGATGTGAAAGGTTCAAAACATTCATTATTACCTAGAATTTGTGAAGTTGATGCAGTAGGCATAGGTGCAATCAATAAAGAATTACGCATTCCAGTAGAACATAGTTTACGCAATTCATCCCAATCTAAATAAGTAGTCATAGGAGTTTCATTCCATAAATCAAATTGAAGTTTTCCTTTACTAATAGGTGATCCATGAAACGAACGATAAGTTTCTATAGAAACATTTCTCCATACACCGTCAGAAGCTCCAATCATACTTTCAGTTGCAGCAGCATAATAAATATTTTCAAATATTTCTTTATTTAGATTAGCTGCTTCTTTTGATGTCCATGGAAGTCTTAGCATAGCAAATACATCTGCTAATCCTTGAATACCAATACCAATAGGACGATGATTAAAATTAGATTTTTTACATTCAGGTGTAGGATAATAATTTTTATCAATAACAATATCTAGATTTTTAGTAAGAATTTGTGTATATTTACGTAGTTTATCAAAATTAAATTTACCATCTTCAATAAATTTAGGTAGAGCAAGAGAACCTAGATTACATACAGCACTTTCATCTGGTGCAGTATATTCCATAATTTCAGTACACAGATTTGAAGATTTAATAGTTCCTAGATGTTGTTGATTACTTTTAGAATTAGCAGCATCTTTATAACAAAGATAAGGTGTTCCAGTTTGAATTTGTGATTCAAGAACAAGTTGCCAAATTTTTGAAGCTTTTAATGATTTTCTTCCTTTACCAGCAACTTCATATTTAGTATACAAATCTTCAAATTCTTGTCCCCATACATTTGCAAGACCTGGACATTCATCAGGACACATTAAAGTCCAATCTTCATTATTTTCCAAACGTTTCATAAATAAATCAGGAATCCAAAGACCATAAAATAAATCACGAGCACGATCTTCTTCTGCGCCTTGATTTAGACGAAGTTTCAAGAAATCTTCAATATCTGCATGCCAAGGTTCTAAATAAATCGCAAATGATCCATTACGTTTCCCACCTTGATTTACATATTTGGCTGTATCATTAAAGACTTTAAGCATAGGAACGATACCAGTAGATTCACCATTAGTTCCACGAATTTTAGATTTACGTGCACGAATATCATGAATTGCTAAACCAATTCCACCTGCCCATTTAGAAATTTGAGCACAATCACCAAGAGTTTTATAAATTCCTTTAATTGAATCTTCAGACATAGTTAGAAGAAAACATGAACTTAACTGAGGATGGTCAGTTCCTGAATTAAATAGAGTTGGTGTAGCGTGAATAAAGTAACCTTGTGAAAGAGCATCATAAGTTTCTTGAACTTTAGAGAAATTATCAGAATGTAATTGAATTGCTACACGCATCCACATATGTTGAGGACGTTCAATTACTTTGCCTGATTTCTTTAGAAGATATGCACGTTCTAAAGTTTTGAATCCAAAATAATCAAACATGTAGTCACGTGAATAATCAATCATTTTTTCGTATTCATCTTTATGTTTACAAACAAGATCATGATAAGTATCACTAACAATTTCTTGATCATGATACAGAGTTTCAATACATTCAATCAAACTTGAAGGAGTATTTTTGTGGTGATTATCAATAAGAATACGAGAAGCAAGCATACCATAATTAGGATGATAACGAGATTGCATCATAGCCGCAGTTTCGGCAGCAAAATCATCAAGTTCAGAAGTTTTCATATCATTCTGAAGTTGACTACATACTTTTTGTGCTACTAAGTCGGGATTTACATGCTCAAGATTTTTAGAAAGATTGCGAATACGATCAGTAATTTGATCAAATGAAATAGGAACACGAGTTCCATCACGTTTAACTACGAATAAATGTTGTTCCATTGTATATTTAATAAACTCTTCTTAAAAGAAAATCCGTTGTTAATGAATAATATGTCGAGTGGTATTACTGAAGGATTATTCAATTTCTTTGGAGCAAGGACACCAAGTCCTACAAATATGTCTCCAGTAGGTTCACCTAAAGGACCACAAGTAAGTCCTGAAATTAGAGAAATTTCTAATGCTATTATTAGTCAAACCTCAATTCCGTCAGATTTTGTATATGACATTTCAGTTCAGTTAGAAAAAGTTTTAACAAAAGTAGATAGTCGTAAATTTCCAGAATTAGTTCAAAGAGCAGGAACACCTTGTGTTAGTGAATATTTAAAAGATGTTTTTGTATTATTACAATCTCAAATTGCTTCTGCAGAAAAAGGAGCAAGTCAGTTTAAACCTGGTCCTGATAGAGATGAATTTTTAGCTAGTGTAAGACAACAAAAAGAAACTTATTTTGTAAGTATTGCTCAATTATTAGGACAAGGGTTTGAAGTAGCGTTAAAACCTAATTTAGAATTTGATGCAGTAGGTAATCCTATTGGAGTTAGAGAAAAAGATAGAACTAGATTTCCTAATTGCCATGCATATTTAACTTCAAGAATGGGTGGAAAACGTAGAAAAACAAAGAAACAACAAAAGAAGAAACGTAAAACTTTACGGAGACGCAAGCTTCACAGATAAATGCATAGCTTCTAATTCATGAATTAATAATGAAAGCGCATAAGGTGTTGTTAATGTTGTAGATTCATAATCTTCATTAGAATCAAATAGTCCTGTTTCAGGCTGAAATAAAACTTTGGCTGAATCAGATCTATCCATCAGAGATTCATTTAAGAATTTTGATATACCATGAGAAACTAAAACATCTCGTTCCATTTCACCTATTCTTAAACCACCATCATTAGATCTTCCTTCAACAGGTTGATGTGTTAAAAGTTTTTTAGGTCCAGTAGCACGATAATTTATTTTATCTTCTACCATTTGTTTTAATCTTAAATAATGTGTAGGACCCATAAATATTTCAGTTTCCATCATTTCACCTGTTTGTCCATTATACATAACTTCATGTCCATAAGGATGAAATCCTGCTTTAAGTAAAAGTTCTTTTGTTTCACCAACTCTATTTTGTGTACTAAAAGGTGTTCCATCAATTAAAGCACCCATTTCCAGACCTAATTTAGTAGACATTAATTCAATAAACATTCCAATAGTCATACGAGAAGGAAAAGCGTGTGGATTTACAATCATATCAGGTTTTATTCCACTAGCAGTAAAAGGCATATCTTCTTCAGGAACACGCATACCACATGTACCTTTTTGCCCATGTCTTGCTGAAAACTTATCACCAAGAACAGGTAATCTATGCTCTGCTATTCTAATTTTAATTCCTCTTAAACCATCTCTTGTAGGATATCTATAAACAGCGTCTACAATACCGGTTTGTCCTCTTTTCGGTGAATATGATGTATCACTATAACCAATAATTTGTCCATTATCAAATTTAGGACTTAAAATACCACAGAGAATAGTTTCATCTGTTATAGGAGAACCAGGAATAATAATTCCATCACTATCTAAATAATCATAAATATATCCTTCTTTACGTGAAACAGTTTCTCTAAATTTTGGATCTAAGAAAGGATTACCAATTTCTGTATGTGATTGTGTATTAAAATTCAACATTTTTTCTTCAATTTCATATGAATGATATACTGTTGTATGAAACATTCCTCTTTTCAAAGCATTATCATTTAATAAAATTGAATCTTCTTGATTATATCCACTATAAATCATTAATGCAACAATAGGATTTTCTCCATAAGGTAGACAACCATTTTTACCCATAATATTATTAAACGCCCAAGTTTGTGATAAAGGTCTTTGAGCATAATTTAACCATGTAGAAATTGTATCAAAACGTTTTGTAAATGCAGTATTATACCAACCACATGCTTGTTTAGTTTGTTGACAACTAAAGGCATTTCTAACACCAGCATTAAAATCACAATTTGGTAATACAGATGCGGAAGCAGAAAATAATGTTAAACCGTGAATTTCTGAAGGATATTTATCAGAAAATGGTTCCATACTTATACGTGATGATTCCGTCTCTTGTGCATCAATAAAATCCATATAATTACTAATTAATGTATCCCATTTCTTAACTTTAGAAACTTGTCCTGCAGAAATACCTTCACGATAAATAGGTCTCATAGGTCTTCCAGCATCAGTAGAAATTATATATTCATTTGCTTGGCGATTCCAACATAAAGAAACATATTTATCAATTATTGACGTTCTTCTAGCATCTAATAATTTTTTATGCAATTCTTCTGTATCTTTTTCACAAACACCTATTAAATCAGAATTTATAAATATTTTTGTCCAAGTCGGATTCCACATTGAAGGATTAATTAAAAATATTAATTTGAAATCTTCATGTTCATTTATATACTCCATTAAATCTTGTGCTGAAGTAGATGTAGAAATTTTACATAATAAAGCCATAGATTTAATTAGGCCAATATTTCCACCATCAGGATTATCACTTGGACATAATAAACCCCATGAAGATGCATGAATTCTACGAGATTCTACTAATTTAGTATCTTTATCCATATCTACATTAACTCTACGTAATTGAGCAACAGTTCCAAGATAAGCTAATCTTGATAATTCTTGTGAAACTCCATCTTTTTTATCCCATTTACCTTTAAAAGATTTAGATAAGAGATTTATAAAATCATAAGATCTCCAATAATAATTAATATTTTCTTCTTGAACTAATTCAACTATTTTCTTTCCTGCATATGCTTGTTGTTCAAAATGCACTCTTGTATCTAATTCTAAAAGCATACGTTTTGATACATCTCTATAAATCTTTGAAAATTCACGGAATATTAGATCTCCTGATGTTACTAATCTTTTATATCTTAAATGATCTCTATCAGTTTTATCTTTAATACCTGTTGCTACTTCTATTGCTAAACGAGTCATATAACCTAGAAGATAAGCTTTACGTCTATAAAACGCAGAAGTTGAAATACCTTTCCATCTTTGACAATGAGGGAATAAATCATTATAAAGATTTATATAAACACCACCATTAGAACGAGTACGTGATTGTCTTCTTAGAAATAATAAATTAGGATCTTGTTTTTGGTCTTTTTCTTTTAACATTTCTTGTTGAATAAAGATTTCATGTGAAAGAATTAATTGTGCAAATATTTCATCATAATTAGATCTATCTTTTTCAGGAATACCGCATAAAATTGTATCATAAATATCTTGATCATTCGTTAATCCAAGAGCATAAAATACACTAATTAAAGGAACAGGTTGAGTAAATCCTGGTAAAGTTATAACAGCTAACCTATTAATTAATTGTAACGAGTAATCATTCATCTTAGCTATTTTTTTAGGATCATCTTCCTTAGAGTTTTCAGGTGGAATTATTAAAAAATGTGAATATGGACCTTTAGTTCCATCTTCTGAAACTGATCTTATTCCTGCAACATATTCATATTTTTCACCTTTTGAAGCACCTTCTAGTTTTGAAACTTCTTCTTTTTCAACGAGAGTTCTTTTTCCTGAATCTCCAGATGATTGAGATATTCTTTTTGAAGCATAAAACATATTATCACTTAAACGTTCTTGAGTAAGAAGAGTTTTTTCAGCACCATCAATAATAAAATAACCACCTAATTCAAATTTACATTCACCTGCTCCAAATAATTCTTCAGAAGTCATAGTAGATAAATAACATAAAGAACTTTTAAGCATTAAAGGTATTTTACCTAAACTAATATTCTCAAATTTCTTTGTTTCGATTAATTTATCTTTGTCTAAATAATTGATTTGAATATCTACTTGAATTTCTAAAGAATAAGTTTGATTATTTAATCTACAAGAATGAGGAAGAACAACATTACCAAGTTCATCAATAGGAGGTAAATATCTTATTTGACCTTCATTAGCACCAATAAATATTTCAATAACTCGATCATCGCCAAGAACTAATTTTCGAGGATTATTACCACGAATAAAATTAGGTATTTTAGAATTTAATAATTCAGCATATGAATCTAAATGATGACGAACTAATGGATTAGTTGTATCATTAAAATAAGTTTCAATAACATGTCTCGCAACTTCCATTTCCTTTTCTCTTATAAAATTAAAGGAATGATTTCTCTCCAAGATATCTTATTAACTGCATTTTTCACAATTGTATTCTTATTAATTTATAAATTTGTAATTAACCCTCAAACGATAATGATGACTAACTCTTCAAATATGAATAAATGTCCTTCAAGATGGAATTTTAATCCCAGTTCACATATGTGTGAGCCTGCTTATCAAACAACTTGTCTGCCGTTTAATCCGGAATTTCCGAATTTAAAAACTGTAGCAGCTAAGCGTAATCTAGCTAACACGTGTGGAACTTCTTGGGATTAAATTGTTATACTCGCAGTGGGGATCGAACCCACGACTCTCCGTTAATAAGACGGATGCTCTACCACTGAACTATGCGAGTTCTGATGCTCCAGGTGCGGATTGAACGCACGACCTACCGCTTACAAAGCGGGTGCTCTACCACTGAGCTACTAGAGCATACTTTATATACAACATTATTATCTAAATCATTTATTAAGAATGCCGAATATAAGTCCTTCGAAAAAAGGTGGTAGATCTATTGATTCATCAGATTTATTAGCTCAGAAAAAGCGTAATATTTATCTTGCAATTGCAAGAACAAATGTTATTAAAGGTGGTGGTACACAAATTTCCAATGTACAAATTGGTTATGATAATGGTTTTATGGAATTACGTTCTAAAAGAGGATTAGATGAATATTTAGCGCATAAGTAACTTAAAGCATTTTCAATTAATATAGTAATGTATTCTGAGACGTTTCGTCCTAATTTCTTGGATGATGTTATTGGTCATCAAGAAGCTAAGGAGTCTTTAAAAAAATATTTATGTTCTACTAATTTTAAAGGTTCTATATTATTAAGTGGTCCTCCTGGAATAGGTAAAACTACTCTTGCTCTCTGTGCTGCAAGAACATTTGGATTTGATCCTCTGGAAATTAATGCATCTCGCAACATCCGTTCATTTGAAGATGTTGAGAAAATTAAAGACGCATGTAGATCTGCAGTAAATATAAAGTCTTTATTGCTAAATCAACCTACAAGAAAAACGTGTGTGATTTTAGATGAAATTGATGGTTCAGATCCACATGCACAAAATAAAATTGTTGAATGGATAAAAGATTCTTCTCGTAAAGTTCCTATTTTATGTACTGGTAATGAACTTCCAACTATTTTCAAAAGAAATTCTGAAATAATTGAATTAATTAGATGTTTTCCACCAAGAGCAGGAGATTTAGAATCTTTATTTGAAAATCAAGATGTTTCAACATTATTAAAAGAATGTCAACATGATATTCGTAGAGTTATGCATAGATTACAATATGGTGAATCATATATACTACCTAAATTTATAGCTCCTCCGACTGGGTTGTCTGTGGAGAAGACGTTTCTAATGAGGCAGAAGATGTTTGATTTGCCTGACCCTCTTCACGAATATCATGGCGACAAACAGGACAACGAACACTCATCCCAAACCATTCTAAAATACAAGAACGATGAAAAGCGTGTCTACAAAAAACGAGTCGTGAACCATTCCCATTAATATTATCCTGACAAATAGAACAGTTTCCTAAATCTCCTGTAACATTTTCCATTGAATTCGTAATTTGATTTTGAGAAGCTGTTACTGTAACTGGATCTGCAAATGCCTGATTTGGCATAGTTAAAGTTATATAAGCAGTCGTGGGTCTAGTTCTATTATAAATATGGTTTGAATATACTCTATTTGCTACTTCAAGTAAACATAATTCATTAGTCATAAATCTTGATACAATACCAGATCTATCATTATAAGTCAATGCTCGTAATGTTTGAGAATTTAAAAAATCATTTCTACTAGAAATTAATTCTTGAAGAATATTCATCATAGCTTCATCACCATCAAAGTCACTCATTCCTTAATTATATCTTTTTTATTTGAAAATAGGAATCTAACGGACCTTTTTTATGTTTCTTTAAGTATTGTGCCCCCATAAATAATAAAGAATCTAGATCTTTTTCTTTTAATTTCAAAACTTTTAGCATAGATTCTTCTTCATCTAATTCAGAAAATTCAGGATAAGTTTTTTTCTTGTATCCATCAACTTCTTCAATTGCTAAAGCAAATAATTGTGCAACAGGATTTTGAATTTGATTAGTTATATAAAATTCTGCATCAGGTTTTAATCCTTTTTCTTTAACATAATCAATATGTTCTATACGATCACCTTGTTTACCTTCACGTCCACTAACAAATATAAACGATAACCTATCACCTACTTGTGGTTTATTTCCTGCATCTCGTTCTTCCATACGATCAGCTAAAACACGATGAGCAATTTGTTCAGGGTTTTTATAATCATCTCTTAATTGTTTTGTAATAATGAATTTATCCAAAGGAACTTTATTTTGAAGGACTTTTATAAGCATATCTTTAACAAATGTTTGACAGTTCTTAATATTTCGTGTTTCCATCAGAATATCTAATGCACCACCATAAATATCTTTAACAATTGGAGCATTATCTCTACGTTTTAATGCAATACCCATAGTTTTTCGTTTACATTTATGAATATCATCTTCATACATTAATCCTACATATCTCTTTCTACAAAATAGAATGAAAGGAAAGAATGTTTTTTCATATTCGATTTTATAAGGTTTACGACATAAAGAAGTAATTTTATCTGCTGCTTTTTTAGCTAAATCCATTGATTCTGCTAAATCTTTAGTTGGAAATTTAATAAATATAGAATCTGTATCACCATAAATAATTTCACCATTAAATTCTTCTTCAACAATTTTCTTAGCAAATTGAATTCTATCTCTTCCTGCTGCCGTTGTACATGCAGCAACTTCTAATTTACGAATAGGTGAAGTTCTTGATCCTGCTTGACCATAAACAGAATTAGCTACAGTTTTATATGCTAATTGAAGACCATTCAAAACAGACTTTTGTGATTCATCTTTAATACTTTCCATCAATTTACGAGTTTCTTTACGCTTTTTCAAAAGAATATCCAAAGTTTGTGGAATTACACCAATAGTTCTTATATCTTCAGTAGGTTGAACAAATCCACAAACAATTCTTTCTCCATTAGAATCATATGAAATTTCATCAATTTTATATCCTTCAATTTCAGTACCTTCTTGTTTAATCTTTTTTCCTTGTGCATTAAAAGTTTTTACATAAACAAGAGTATCAGGAGATAAATTAAATGCAATCATATTTGATGGATATAATGAATTGAAATCTAAAACTGGAATAGGTTGATCAAGATACATACCTATTTTAGGCGGTAAGACAATAGCACCTTCGTATGAAATATCACCTTCTTCATTTTCCTGAGACATAATAATTTGATTACGTTTTGATGCGTTATAAACAATAGCTGAATAAATTTTAATTCCTTGTCCTCTTAAGAAAATATATTGAATTGGAACTTTACAAACATCAGCCATACCACAAGCATTAACAAATGTATCTAATTTCGCCATTAAAGTTAAAACTAAATCACAATCTTGAATACAATATTTGGCTATGAGAGCTTTATCTTCTGGTGTTCCATAATGTGAACTAAACAATATTTTAGCATTAACATCATCTTTTGTAAATGTCCATTCTAATTTAGATTTTTCTTCAATAGATAAATCTTGAAATAAATTCTCTGAAATTTCAAATGAATTTGAAGTTAAATTAGAAATTTGGAATTTTTTTCCTTCATGATAAGGATTTGATGTATTTGTAACAATATCAAATTTAACTAAATTTCCTTCAAATAATCCACGAGTATTTCTTGTGTATATTTTATTATTTTCAATTTTTGTTACTTTATCACGCAAGAATACAGATGAAACATTATCTAATTTATAAGAATCTAAATTTTGTTCTCTGCGTACGCTCAAAAGTAAATCAATAGTTAATCTTCCAGGCATACAAATATATCGAACAGCAAATTTCCCTGAAGCTAATTCAAATGTTTTCTTTTCAGTAGTAACATAATCTTTTGATTTCCATGATTCAATAGGAATACGACCAAAATTCAATGAAACTTTATTAATAGCTGATCTATCTGCAATATAAGGATCATCAAACCCAAATGTATTATATCCTGCAATAATATCAGGATTTTCATCTAAAATACATTTATGGAATTTTACAAGAAGATCTTTTTCATCTTTACATGAAATGAATTTTACAGATGGATCTAAAGATTCAGCACATTGTTTATTTACAAATACAAATTTCTTTACATTCTTCAAAAGATCATTAGTATAACGAAAACTTAAACCAATTTGCATAATTTCATCTTCATATATAGTAGCCATAGGAAATTTACCAGTAGAAGAATAAGTTTCAATATCATAAGCACATGCTAGAAAAGGAATTGGAGGATTAGAAGAAGATTTTATTTCAGAATAATCGAGTTCATAATAAACATCAATATTTTCATCATCTTCAGGATCATACTCATCTGCCTCAAATTCAATTGGAGAAGCAGGAGAAATATTTAATTCATGAAATAAACGAATATATGGAGGTAAATTATTTTCATAAATATCTTCAATAGAAATTTTTCTTCCTGAAATCTTAAAATTATTTTTTAAAGTTTTAGAAATAGTTTTAAACATCCATAATGCAGGACATGAAAATTTCCATACTTTAATAGGTTTTAAACCATTAAATCCACGCATAGCATCTAATTTCAATTCTTGTGTAATTTTTAATCCTCGGAGTGTTTTACCTGATTCTTTTTCTAATAAAGTATGAATTTGTGATACAGTTTCACCATCTCCAGATTTTAGATAAAAGAAAGGTTGAAATCCAGTTAGACGAACTTTTGCTACTTCATTACCAGAAGTTCGTCCAAATATATCTACAACATACTTAAATTTAGAATCATTTTCTATCCAATCACAAGGTTGTAATATAACCATACTTTCTATGGTTATCAAATAAGTAAATTCGTTTTAATTATATAATATGGAAGTAGAATCATCAATTAATTCTGGATTATGTGTTGTTCCAACAGAAGGAGAACCTCAATGGGAATCATTTCAATCTATACTTACTAGAATTTTAGCTGCTAATGTTTCTAAGACAATAAGAGATCCGAAATTAATGACTACATATGAATTATTATGTTCTAAATATGGAATTAAATTAATACTTTCAAGATTAAAACCAACAAAAGGCTATCAACAAGGTGATAAAGTAATTTTTTATTCTAAAGCTGCAACAACTCATTATAAGGCAATTACAGAAGATAATAAAGTACGAAACCCTTATGATTATTTCCAAGCATCTGGAACACAAGGTTTTTGTCAAATGTTTGCATTTTTTTTAGCTATTAATTCTCTTGATGGATTTCAAGTTGTAGTTCAAACACCTATAGTAGATTTAATAAACTTTAATAAAATTGCATTAAATAATCATGTATGTTGTATTAGAACAATTCAATTAATTCAATCATCTCCTGATATTTTAGATAAATTTACAAGAGAATTTAATGAAATAATGATCAATAAAGATTCTCGTAGTTATTATGGTATTAAACCTGGAACTACTTCTGATATATTTTTAAGAGACTTTTTACTAATAAATTCAGATATCAGAAATGTTAAATATTATGTATATAATAGTCCTTTAAATGGGGATCCTGCAAGAACATTTACTATTGAAAAAGCTCTAGCTTCTGGAGGTAAACGTAGAAAAACAAAACGTAGAAAAATTATTTAAGTTCAATTAAAGGACAAGGACATTCATCTTTAGTTTTTACAGCTTGTCTTGTAAGAAAAATACGATTCTTTTTTAAAGGTTCAAATGTTTCTTGAACTAAATCTTCAACATCTGAAGGATTAAAAGGTTTGCAACTAAATACATCTAAATAAATATCATCAGTTTCTTCAACAAAATGTGCAGTAATATTTGATGTTTCAATTAATTGAACTAATGTATATCCACCTTTATTACCTGATCCAAAATGTTGAACTTGAGGAGGGCCATATGCTACCATATCAATTCTTTTAACAAGAGTTGTAGCAAAATCTTCAATTAGATTTTTATTACGAATTTTTGAAGGAATGCATTTAGAACAATCAAGAAGTAAATGATATCCCCAATACATTATTTAATAATTATATAGATAATTGTTTCTAAACCATTAATTAAAGATGAATTCTAATTATGGATTACCTGCATTTTATTCAAATACAAGGCAAGGTGAAGCTGCACGTGATGTAGCAAGACATCAAAGTGAAAATTCTTCTTTAGAAAATCCTTCACCTGGTGGATGTGGAAATGGATGGGCTGTTGGTGCTGCAGCAAATGCTGTAGGATTAATTCCTAAAGGTAATTTTGGTAATTCACCTGAAGGTGGTTGTGGTATTGATTTACAATCTGAACTATTATTTGGAGTTCCTGGAACTGCAAGAATGAGAGGTGATAAACAAGTATTTCCTCGTCCATGGGCAACTACACCGTTTTTAGGTGGAGGTGATCCTGACGGAATAGATGATGAAAATAAAGTTATTTTTGGCCATTCAACTGCAAATCGCAAGAGCATCCAGACTGTAACGGACAAGCAATTTCCTGTTTTTCAACCTTTGATTCCAGAGAAGGAATCAGACATTCCTGAAAACAATTATTTTGTAGAACCGTTTCTTCGTGGTGGTCTTGCTGCTCGTCTTGTTCACAAGGTTCGTGAGAGACTAGATTAATCTGTCTTTTTTCATCCATTATTTTCATAGTTTCTCTCATTTCTTTAAAAAATTTTTGTTCTTCTGATAATTCTTTTGTTTTCTTAGAAGATTTACCAGGTAAAAGATTATCAACAGCCTCAACAACATCACCAAATTCTTCCCACGCTTTCAAGGCGTCTTCTTTTGAACACCCTGAAAGTTGAGAAATCATTTCAACTTCACCACTCATTTTTTATTTGGTTTAATGTAAATAAGATGAAAATACAATTTATTGATTTTCTTTGTCCGCCCGCACTTTTATATGTTCTTTATACGACTATCCATGTAGGTTTAGATTTATCTTTAGGTATGTATATGACTGCTCTTATAAAGGCAGGCATGGGTGTAGCTGGTGCAATTATACTAGATGCTTTATGTAGTGTAGATTTAGGTATTGTTTCATGGGCAATTGTAGCTACTCCATTTATAATGGTAGCTCTTGCTTCATCAATTTCTTTAGGTTTAGGTATAGATAGATTAGCTTCTCAGGTTGTAAAAGAAACATTTAAAACAAAATCTGATTCTGAAGATGAAAAAGACAAGAAAAATGATTTACCTGTTCAATCCAATAAAATAACATAATGATTTGGTGGATTTCTAAACATATTTTTTGTTGTTTAAGAAGAACTGCAAAATATTTAGATTTAGCTATGGATAATAAACCACCTGAAATTCCACAATATAAATTACCATGGGTATGGGTAGGGTTTGAAAATCTTTCTATAACCGATTCTGTAAATTCAACTATTTTCTATGATCAAAGAATTGATAAAAAATTTTTAGATAAGCTTACAAATAAAAATGATATTTCATGGATGTATATAGATTCGCAGACGTTAGAAATAAAAGATTTTCCTAATGAAGGTTTTATAATAAGAGAAGATGATACCTGATAAATTTTATATGAATATTGAAACTATAAAATATTTCTTATTAAATCAATCTACGAATTTCTTTGTGAAAGCAAATGAATTTGTAGTTTTACAAGAAAAATTTATTAAAGAATCTTTATTAGAAAAACTTTCTTTATGGTTTAGTTTATTTATTTCTCCTTTATTAGTTTTGTTTAATCTTGTAATTAAAAAGGAAATACCTTCAATGTTTACAATGTTATCAATTAAAAGTACATTTGATTTATGGTATGAATATATAAATTTTCATTTCTTATCTTGGGAAATCCATGAATGGACGAAAATAGTTCGTTCCGTTAATGGACCTTTTATTTCATGCAATGATCCTACTTATCATGTGTTTGTTTATGCTGATGGTATGGAAAGATTAAGACTAACTTTAAATAAAAAAAAGAGATAAATATAAATGGATCCTCTTAATGCTGCAAGACTTTCTTCACTTAAAAAAAGTAATACAGAAAAACCTGAAACTGCAAATATGTCTAGTCTTTTTGCTGCTAGACAAGGAGCACTTCCTAGAGAAGGTAATGAAGGTTTTCTTAGAGAAGCTGCATCAAAGTATGAACCTGGTACACCGCAACGAACAGCCTTTGCTGAAGCAAGACGAAATACAGAATATGGAAAAAGATTCGGTAGATTAGGTGGTAAATCACGTCGTCGTAATAAAAAAGGTAAAAAGAAAACTAGTAAGAGACGTCATCGTAATTAGAGACCAGGAGGAAGAGCACCATCTTCACCAGGTTTACCAAAGAATGTGCTGAAAGTCTTTAAGAGTTCAGCACCTTGTTCAATTGCAGGTTTCATTTCAGATAATGATCCCATTAATTCTTTTTGTAAATCAAGTAATTCTCTTGTATCTTTTCTCATTCCTCCAATTTGTTCAGGACTTAAATTACGATAAGCGTGTAAAATAGTTGTTCCTACATCTACATGAGGATCAGATGTTTTAGGAGGAGCAGGTTCAGGTTTAGATTCTTCTTTCTTTTCTTTACCTTCATTTTCAAAATTTTCCCATGTATTTCTTGTTATCATACATATTAAGTATAACACGACTACACTTAGTAACATAGATACAACACATGATAATCTTGCGACCTCAACAGCAACTAAATAAGTTATTGCTATCCACGCAATCATATGACTTAGATTGCGTTGATATAGATAATAAGAAACTAATAAAAATAATACTCCTGCTAAAAGCATATCAGGTTTCATCTTATTATTTAAGTAGAATGAAAAATTTACTTTAAAGTGGAGAAGGTCTTAATCCTTTAAAACTATTAAAATCACTAGGTCCAGCACCAAAATTATTAAATCTACCTAATTGAGGAGCACCAGGTGTATGCGTTCCTTGACTTACATTTGCAAGCCCTCTTGCGCCATCACCTTCATATGAAGCAAACGTCCCTCCAAATTTAGTCCCACCTCGAAATCTTCTTTTTGTAGATTTCTTACTCTTGCGTTTTTTACGTCCACCCTTTAAGTTTACAGGAATAGGTGCTCCATTAACTTCTACGGTAGGAACTTCTGCACCACTTCCCCATCTCATACCTGCAGGACCAACACCACCTTCGACTACTGCTCCTGATGCGCCATAATAGCCACCACGATGACGACGTTTAGTTTTTTTATGTTTTAAAGATTTTTTATGAGGCATTCTATTTATTCTACATCAGGAATGTTTTCTTTTAAAGACCATGATCCATCATTGTTTTCAATACATCTTAATTCAAACTTATTACCTTTAGAACGCAGAAATACAGAAGTTTTAATATCCGGAACTCTTAAATATCCTTTATTTTCAACATCATAACAATCGGGAATATTTAAGTATGTAATTGAACATGAATTAGTTTTTTCTTCAAAAAATCCTTTTTTACCTGCATTTTCTGTAGGATGAAATTCATATCCAATAATATTTTTAATTTTATAATCTGATTTATGTATTAATTTTGTAAATCCAGGAATCCAATAAGTAAATTCTTTTAAAAGGTCTTTTATCCATTCAAAGCGTTGTTCAAACGTAGAATTTTCAAATATGAATACAGAATTATAAATTAAAATATCCGAAATTAAATATTCTTCGGATGAAACTTTTTCAACTTTTATAAAGGTATCTCCACAAATTCTTTCATCTGCAATCATAGGTAATTTTAAACATTCATCTTTACTTATCCATAAGCAAACAGGAATGTTCTTTTCGTAAGTTAAAACTATCCATCCATCTTTACCATCCGATACAGGTATTTTAGTCATTTCAAGTCCCATTGGGACGGGTTTCTTGGAGACCAGCTGGTAATTCGGGGTCCACTCGTAATGACGTTGAAGCTGGTTGACTACGAGGTTCATATTCAGGTAACTTTACTTCTTGTTGAGGCGGTTGTGTTAAAACTTGTGGTTGAACAGGGGGAGGAATATAAATTTGTGAGTGCATTTGTGGTACAGGTGGAGGGGGATCTCTATAAATTACTCGAGGTTCAGGTGGATACATCATTCTTGTAATCAAAAATGTTAGAATTTGTAGAACAAACATTACTGCAATTGTTGCTAAAGCTACATAAAGCACATCTAAGATTACCATGTGTATTTATTTAAACATAGTTTTCAAATAATATAACAAATACGCATAAAATGACTATATTAAAAATTAACATTCCTAAAAGAACTGTTGATCTTGATGAAGGATTTGAAGAAGAAAAAGAAAAACCTAAGTCAATTTCTTGGTTTACATATATTATTAAATCATTGAAACTAGATTGTTTAATTAATAAAGAATTAACTAAGTAATATAAAATACATCATTACCTTCTTTCCAAATTCTAGGTTTTTGCGAATATAAAGACCATTCAATTTTTTCATGGTGACATGGTATAGGAATAATTCCATTCCATTCTTCCATAAAATATTTAGTTTCAGTAAATTTTTGTCTAATTTTTAATTCAGGAATATAACACCATCCATCACTACCCCAAATAAAATTTACAACTTGTGTTTTTAAAGGATTCTTTAAACTTCCAGGATTAAGTTTTCTAATGTAATTCATTAATAGTATATATACTTGATTTATCTAAATCAAGTTCTTTTTGTAACCATTTAGCGTGTTGAATACATTCAACTAAAATAGTTGTATCATACATTGACCCATGTAATTTTTTAGTATTTGGTAATCTTTTAAAAACAAATTCATATAATTCTTGAAGTTTAGGTGATTTATAAATATTTGGATATCTTGTTGGTAATAAACAATATTTTCTTGATATATGCATAGTACAATATAAATTAGAATTTGTTATTTTTGTATAATTATCTAATCCTAAATCCCATTTAATAGCATGAACTAAAACATTATAATCAAATTCCATATGATGTGCAATTAAATGTGTAGGATTTTCATTTAAAAATTCTTCCATAACATGTTTTAATGATGAACCTTCTTTATGAGCAATTTCGTTAGTAATTTTATGTATTCTAATCGAATCTTCAGGAATAGTCCAATTTTGAGGTTTAATTATATATGAACGTTCTTTGGAAATTGAATATGGAAATGTATTTTCGATTACTACCCAAGAAATAGACACTAAATGTGGCCAATTATTGGGAGATTTTAATGCTGATTCAACTTTTTTAGGTAATCCAGTAGTTTCTGTATCAAATACGACTATTTTCATTCTATTATTACTAATAGATTATTAAAGTCCCTTTACTAAATAAAAGCATACAAGACCATATACTACTGAATGTACTACAAGACCATATTGAGTAGGGCAACCAGCTTCCGCTACTTTAAATACAGATCCAAGTTGAGGAGCTACAGCTGATACTAGACCACCTACAAGACGATCTACAAGACGATACGTCATAGGAGAACTCACGACAAAGAATAAAACTGCAAGTAAGGCAGCACTTTGGAATTTGACGCTGAACATTTTTATGTTAAGTAGAAGAAAAAGTTCTTTGAGTTTGAATAATTGCAGAAATCCACTGAGGAATATTTTCAATAACTTCTTGAACTAATAAAATATTTTGAGGAATTGAATAATGTATATCTAGAGTTGTGCTTTCACATACAAATTGTATTGCTGTAATTAAAAAACATAATCTTGATTTTAATACTCCAGGATTCCATCTTAGACAATGAAATTTGTAGAGGGCGTCAATGTATGGACTTAATAATCCAGATTGTGGAGATTTTCTTGATGCATCAATTACTGCTTCCCATAATAACCATACAACAAATCTACCATATTTATCATCAATAAATTGATTATGACGATAGGCGCATTGAAGAACTAATTTATTTTGTTTTTTATATTGTGATGAATATGCTAATATCCACGAAACCCAATAAAAAGCTTTTGTCGTATCGCGAGTTTCAGATCTTAAACAATAAACTAGTTCATTAAATGGAATATATAATTCTATTGGATCTTCATCTTTTATTAAAGCACGACCATAATTTGCAGATGGTGATTTCAAGTTTTCTTGTATAGTTATATGTTGAAATTCATGTTCAGGTTTAAGTCTTGGTAATGAAGGTAATTTATGTTTTCTTGATAATGTAATAGCAGTAACAGTTTCACAAATTAATCTACGAACGTCTTTATTATTACGAATATCGGTTATATGTTGAATAGAATATTGACTTTCATACGGAGCAAATTTTTCATACATAGTTAGAAGATAAATAAATACATTTGGTGCAGCGCGATTAATATGGTGTGCTGCAGCTTCAAAAAATGTTTGCCACATTGAATGAACTATTCCTGAACATAATAATTCCAAAGACCAATAAGAAGAATAATCAGCATGACCTAATTTAATATTTTCATCTAAAACTTTATATACATGACTTCTTAAATGTCCAGAGAAAGTAAATTTCTGGAAATCTAAGATTGTTCTTGAATCAGTAATATCCATTACATTTTAATAATTTTCTTCTAATAATTTTCAAACGCTCCTATGAAGTTAATTCTTTTTCTTCAAGATATGATTTAACAATATCTTCGATATCTTCTTGATTAGCATAAGGAGGTAAAAAAGGAATAACTGGAGCCATAGGTATAGGTGGTGGAGGCGGAGGAAATAATTTTGTAAAAATCATACCCATTTTAGTATATAAATCTTTTAATATTTAAACTACTTGGTAAAAAATACTAGATATTGATATTCTTTTGATACTTTAACTAAATCTTGAGTTTCTAAATGTCTAAATCCAGAAGTTTTAATTATATCTATTAATCTCTCTTTTGAAGGCATTATCCAATGATGTTTATGTTCTCTATATTTAGTTCCTTTGTTATTAGCAGGATCATAATATGTTAATGTTTCTTCATAAGTAGCATTATCTTCTCCCGGTTTTTTATTAAGTCTTCCTTTATATTTGAATTGGTCAAAGAATATATTGGAATCAACTTGTCTTTCCAATGAATATTTTTGTAATGAAAATGAAGCAAAAGGTGAAGCTAAGTCATGTAAAGGATCATATTTATCAGGATCAACTAAATGAACAACAAATATTCCTTCGGGTTGTAACCATTGATATGCATTATCAGATACTATTTTAGGATTTCTAAATTGATATATTGAAAAATTTAATAATAAAGCAGTACTAAATGATTTAGGGGGAAATAGTTGAACTTGTGTTATATCGCCTTTTTGAAATGTAGCACTAGGACATAATTCTCTTGCTTTTTTAATCATACTTTGTGATAAATCTACACCTAAATAATCAACTCCTAAATTTTTATAATAACAAGCATTAGGAGCTGTTCCTGAACACATATCTAAAATACGAACACTTGTTAAAGGTCTATCAGCCAAAGCACCTTCTTGTATTGCAATTTGTTCATATTTTAAAAGTTCATTTGAATTCCATAAATCATTATATATTGAAGCATAAGTATCATCATATATTTCTTCAGGTTCTTCTAAAGTTTGAGATGATCCATCTTCAAATCCTTCTCTTGAAAGAATTGAAGTTTTCACAAAATACATTAAGAAAATTAATAAGGCTAAAAAAAAGTAATGTAATTCCATTATAAAGTTGGAGTAGATAAAATACTCATAGATTTAATTCTATCAACTTTTGTATAGACTAACCATACTATCATTATAACAAGAAACCAAAACACTACTGTATATAACCATGAAGTTGTAGAAGGTGGAGGTGTACTTATTAATTGATTTTTTCTTAATAAAGTTTCAGTTAATGATTTTTCTTTATTGTATTGTTTGTTAAGATAAGAATTATCTTCTTTATCATTTTTTAATTGATTTGTTAATACTGAACTTAAATTTAAGAAAGCTTTATTTGAATTCTTAAAATCTGTTAATTCTTTATATTTAGTATTAAAATCTGTAAGAATAGGTTTTAATTCTTCTCTTGCTCTTCTCTCTTTATCCTTTTCTAACCATGCTGAACCATTTAATTCAGTATAATAAGCTATACGCGCTTGTTCATATTTTTCAGGTTCAGATTCTTTATTTGTATTATCTAAGGCTAACTTTAATAAAGCTAGGGTTTTTTGTCTTTGACATTCTAAATCACATAATTCTACTACAGGTGGAGGAGGTGAAGAATTAGAAGGAGGTGCTGGTGAAGAAGGTTGATTTCCCATTATTATTCATAGCATAATATAATCCTCCAATTAAAATTATTAATGCTAATATATGAACTATTGAACCAAGTATTGAACTAAATAAATATAAAGCGTAAACAATAAGTAAAACTACTAATAAAGTTTTTATAAATGGTTCAGTTGAATTAATTTGATCAATTTTAATTTGTGTTTCTTGAACATCTTTTTCTAATTTTCCAATTGCATCTTTATTTTGCTTTGTTGTTTCATTACTTAACTTAAATATTCCTTTAAAATAATCTATAAATTCATTAATTTGTTTTTTTACTACTAAGAAATGTGTTTGTAAATTATATTCATCTTCTGTTTCTTCTACTGTATCATCTCTTTGTTTATCAAGCATAACAATTTTATTAACATCTGTATTAGAAACTTTATAACCAGGTAAAGAACTAATTAATATACCATTAATTTCATCTGTAGTTTCTTCAAAATCTTGTTGAAAGTTCATCTTATTATTAATTTAATAATTTTTAAATCGTGTAAAAATGTAATGGATATTAAAAACTTTCAAGATACAAGAAATCAAAAACTTCTTGATTTCAATGAAAGATTTGATTTTTTAAAACAAGAATATACTCAGACCTTAAACATGAGTTTATTAGAAGAAGATCCTACAAAACAATCTATTTTAGTATCAAGAATCCAACAATTAAATACACAAATGACTGATGAACTAAGAGAAATTATTAACGAATTAACTAAACAACAAGATAAAGAAGGTTCAATTGATGATTTAACAAAACAACTTATACAATATCAAAAAGATTATGCTGAAATTCAACAATCTCAGGATAAACTTACTACTTTAAAACTAATTAAAAATTCTAATTCTCAAACTTTAAATGAAGCTCAAACTATGTATTGGGTTTATTTGGGTGGTTTATTATTACTTACTTTCTTAATTATTTTTAATGTTTTTAAAGTTAGTATTAGTTCAAGTATAGATACAATTAAACAAACATTAATACCCCAGCGATAGCTACTAATACACCTAATGTAGTATATTCACTTGCAGTTAAAGATGGTTTAGGGGGAACAGGAGAAAGTTGACTTTGTCGTATTTCTGCAGTTTTAGTTAAATCATGTTCATCCATAATACCAGTTCTTAAATACTTAGATTTTGAATTAGTTTTTTGTAATTGTCCTTCAATATCTTTAGAATAAAAATCATTTATTTTTTGTTTTTCATTCGATACTTCATTTTCTAAAGAATTTAAGATTGTTTGTATACCTTGTTGTGCTGATTCATAAGCTGATTGGAATTTAGTATTTCCAGTCACCTTATATTGTACATAATTATCTCTATAACTTGAAATGAGCGTATTAAACTGACTATCCATTTGTTACATCAGCAACACAAAATCTATAACGTTTATTTTCTCCTGTAGAATCGCATAATCCAGTAATTTCTACAATATCTCCAGGACGACATCCTATCCATTTCGCCATAGCATCTTGACTATCAATTTTTGGTAGGAATGATGAATCTTTTAAATTAAATTCTTTTAGAATAGAAACCTTTTCAGCATCACTAATAATACGATGTTTAGGAACTTTACGATGTTTTGAAATATCAAATTGTAAATGTCTAATTTCAAAGATTTGAACTAGAGGATTTTCTGGTTCATTAATATGATTACGAAGAACACTTAATACATTTTCTGAAGGAATTGAAGGACTAATGATTATAATACCTGAATTATGATTATTATCATTAGCAAATTCAATAAAATTATTAAATTCACGTTCTGTTACACGTGTTTTAGTACTAAAGATAATTAGTATAGAATCATAAGTATACATTTTAGTTTCATCTAAAGCACCACCTACAATCTCAAATTCTTGATTAGGTCGACCACGACCAAGTAAAAGTTCTTTTAAAGTTTTTAGAGCAACTTCTTCCATTCTTTGATATTATGAAACTCCTATGAAAATATCATATCCATTTTGTAAATGAAAGACTTAAGTTTTCTTGCTTTAGGATTTGGATTAGCACTTGTCGCATATATGCTATTCAAACCTTCTTCTAAAGAAGGATTTGTTCCTGAATTTTTAGATCAAGGTAACGTAAAAAGAACAGCAATGACTACTGACTCTTCTTATGCACAACAAACAAATCATTTTGTAATGACCCCTTCTCCTCCTGAACAAATTCCTGGATTAATGACACCTTTTCGTGTTAATATATGGAACTCTGTAGTGCCTGTTTAATAAACTCATCTATATTTTCATTACATAATAAAGGACAAAATTGTTTTATTTTTTCATTTGACCAATCCCACCATTTAATTTCTAGTAGTTTTTGTATTTGTTCATGTGAAAATCTATATTTAATTAATTTAGCAGGATTACCACCTACAATTGAATAAGCTTCTACATTTTTTACAACATGGCTATTATTTGCAATAACAGCTCCATCACCAACTGTTATTCCAGACATAATTACTGTATTAGAACCAATCCATACATCATTTCCTATAATAACATTTCCATTAGATTTTGGATGACCCTTTCCATCAAAAGTATTAAATACATTTTGATATATATGACCAAATGGATAAGTTGTTACCCAATCTGTTCTATGATTACCTCCAGTATAAACTGTTACTTTTTCAGCTATAGAGCAGAATTTACCAACTTTTAATTTATAAGGTTCACCGTAATTTAAAATATTACATCTTCCATAAGTATATTCACCATAAGACATTTTTAGTTATAATCTTCTCAGAATAGTTAAACCATTATTATTTACGAAACGCTTTTCAAGTTTCCATTCAGGATGTTCTGCTAAAAACTCTTCAATTGCAGGCCAAAGACCTTTTGTGATTTCTTCTATAGCAATTCCACTTTCAATTGATTGTTTTTGAGCATTTAATCCACATCGAACAGTTTCACCTTGCCATTCATCTACTGTTGTATCGTGCATTATAATATACTTTTTAACATGTGAATTCCAATATGCTAATTCACGTTTTAAATGTCCATATATGTGCCATGTATCAATAAATAAAAGATCAGTTTCTATTAGAGGACATTTAATATCACTTTCTTGAATAAATCTTGCATTAACACCTTCATTCTTACATAATTCAAGGAATCCGTCAATATTTATTGATTTATAAGGATCTATTAAAGTATATGAATTATTAGGATTTCCAATAAGCCCTGCCCCAAATGCATAAGAACTAACAATATCACGAACACCACATTCTACTACTGAATTACATTCTTTGGTATATTCGAAAAGAGTTGGAAGATGTTCAACTATATCTGAATAAATTTTACATTTTAATTGGTAATTTGTAATCATTTACTTAAACCTACTGTTTTAATATTTAAATGAAAATAATTTATAGAATCAGTGATGGAGGTTATAATAAAATCAAACCAGATTATGTTACTAAAAAAGGATGTTTTTTACATTTCTTACAAATATTTAATAATTATGATATTTATGTTGTAGCAGACAATGTTTCAGATGAAACTTATGAATTTTTATCTTCTAAAATTGAAGCTAGTAAGATTTTTAGAACAAAATTATCAAATGCTGGTTCATTTATGTTTAGTGTTAATTTTGCAATAATAACATTTAGTGATAACAATGAAAAAATATATTTTGCAGAAGATGATTATTTATATACTAAAAATGCTCCCCAAATTATTGAAGAAGGACTTAGTATAGCAGATTATTCTTCGGGATATGACCATCCTGATAAATATGTTAATCATTCTGATGGGGGACCTAATCCATTTATATTTAATGGAGGTGAAGAAACAAAAGTTCTTATTACAAAATCATCACATTGGAAATTAACAAATAGTTGTTGTATGACTTTTGCAACAACTATTAGAACGATTAAAGAAGATTTAGAAATTTATAAAAAATATTGTAGCACAACTCATCCATATGACTTTCAAATGTTTACTGATCTACGTTTAATAAATAATAGAAAAATTGTTTCTAGTATTCCTGGAGTTTCTACACACGGAGAAACCATGTGGTTAAGTCCATTTATTAATTGGGAATTACAAATTATAAATTCTTGTTAATTCATCTTTAATATAATTTTTTTGAAACTCAGATGTGAAAAATTCTTCTGAAAACTTTAAAGCATTAATAGCTATTTGTTTTGCTTCATCATCATTTTTAATCAACCATTCTATCTTTTCTTCTAAGTCAGATAAATCATAATTAATAGGAACATAATGTTTCATTGGAATCAAATACTTCTTAAACCACCAATTATTTGCAGGATGTGTTATCATTATTGGTACACTTCCTGATCCAAATATCCATTGATGATTTGATGCAATACCAGTTCCATCAATAATCATTAAATATTTATACTTGAAATGTTCTTGAATATTACAACGTTCTGATTTTATTTCTTTTGGTATTCTATTATCGTCAAAAAAGAGACCAAGTTTTACATTACAATTTATATTATTTTGTAGTTTCTCACATACTTTAATTCTTAATGATGGAACTTCACTACCGTGATAATCTCCTCTCCAAAATACATTAGAAATTTTAGAGTCCCAATCAATAAAATTTACATTAGATAATACATTTTTTAATCCTCGTTCGAAAGTATCATCATCTAAAGGTAATAATAGCATATTTTTCTTGATTGGAATTCTCGAACACAATGTACATATAATTGGAATATTATTATCTTTTACTAACTTTTGAGAGTCGATAAAATCAGTTTCACATATATAATTATTTAATTTAGAATTTAGTGACTCTTTTATTAAGTTTAATTCATTATCAGTTACAACGCAATCTTTTCTAAATAAAATAGCAGTTGCTTTATTTGAAATATTATTTGTAATAAATTTTTCAATGTGATTATTTTTTAAAAACATACTATAACCACCTGCCCAATAAAGATCAGTATTTTCTGGAATACTTATAATACTAGATTTCTGTTTCTCTACAATTTTAACCCATTTTATATCTTTAGTATTTATTTCAACTTTATGAGGATTAGAATCCATAAAACTTACAAAACATTCAATTATACAAGAATCCTTTAGACGCATAGATAAACAATATTCAATACCGTGTGATTTAAAAGTAAAAGGAAAACTTACACTTAATACTCTATAAGTTTGTTCTTCTAATTCTACAAAACAATGATAATAAATTCTTTTTTTAGAATATTCGCAAAAATGAACTAAAGCTACTAATTTTCCATCTATTTCTACTGGTGAAGCTGAACCTCTAAAAGTTTTAAATAATGGAGGTGTTGGAATTTCTTTATAAAATTGAAATTTATTTTCATGAATTTTTCCTATACGTAAAGGATTCCATGAATAAATAAATTCATTAGTTCTAGGAATATTTAACCAATTTTTTTCACAGTCTGAATTTGTAGGTGATTCAATACCAATAGGTTGTTTACCATATTCTCCATGAACAATACTTATTTTTTTATCTAAATATTCATAGTAATTTGTAGCAGTATAATATAAATTGCCTTCAAAATTATAAACTCTCATATCTTCTAAACCTTTTACTGATGAATCAAATAAAGGTACACTATCTTCAATTTGTAAATATTCGCCACTTTCTAAATTATATGTTAAATTTTTAGTTTGAACTGCAGATCCATCTTTAGTTTTATATTCTCCTTCAATAGGAGGTAAATAATTAACAAAACGAACATTTACTAAAGGATAATTAAAACATGATATAGCAGATGGTCTAAAATCTTCTCCGAATACTTGTGGAATAATTAATGGAGACATTGTAGATATAATAGGTTTCACACTAAACTTTAAATTAGAAACACAATTATCTTGATATTCGTCCCTTAGAAGCATATATTTCAAAGTAGTTTCAAGACATTTTTCAGGATGAACATAGTATTCTACAATTGAAGCTTCATATTCAATACCACCAGAATTAGGAAATTGTTCAACAAATAAAACATCGTTTTTTGGATATGATAGTTTACGAACTATGTTTATATAATGTAATGCTTTATAAAATTGATTAGTTTCGCGATAATATTTTACTAAATGATATAGTGGTTCAGCTCTTGCTTTATGAAATTCAAAAGCCTTTTGCATCCAATGTTCAAATTTCAATATATTACCTATACGACGATAACATTCTCCTACATTATATGCAGAGTTCCATGCTTCTTCATACCATCTACCCATCTTAAAACGTTTTTTATAGTATTTGATCGCCTCTTCGTTGTTTCCATTATCACGATAAGATTGTGCTAAATAAAAATAATAACGATCATTATCAGGTTCTTCTTCAATACCTTTAAGAAGAGCTTCAATATCACGTTTCATTTTATCACCAGTTAAATTGCGACCACCTAATCTTCTAGATTCCATCCAAAATTCAGGTGGTAAATTAATCATTTTACATTCATCTTTACAGTTACTAGGATATTCATGAACTACACCCTTATACATCCATCCATCATTTGCTTTAAAAATTTGTCCTCTCATATATTTCATTTCAGTTCCTTGATGAATATTTAGACAGCAACCATTAGGTTTTTCTTCCTCAAGGATTTTATGTAAGATTTCACGAGCATTAGATGGAAAAAACATTAAATCATCAGCATCAATAACTAAAATATAATCCATTAATCCATCACATAATTTTAAAGATTCTGATCTATTATGACCAAAATTCTTCCAAGGACGTTCATGAACTACACCTTCAATTCCTTTTTCTTTATAAAAATCTTTAATTACTTCAATAGTATTATCTGTAGAACCTGTATCAACAATTGAAAAAGTATCTATGAGTGGTAATGTACAACTCATAGATTCTCGAATAATATGTGCTTCATTTTTTACAATCAAACATAATCCTATTCTCATCTTTTTAATATTAGAAAATCAATGTTAAAGTCTTTTTATCCTTAGGATGTTCTGGAAAAGTTCCTTTATGTCTATATTCCTGAACTTCTTCCCATACTTTACGAAAACTTTCAACATTTGTTTCAATCCATTTAACATCTCTGAGAACTGTAGTATTTCTATAATTATTTAAAGTCCAATATAATAGTTCCCATTTAGAAGAATCTTCACCTAAAACTTCTTCACGCCATACTGAAACATCTCGCATATCTTCAATAGATTTATATTTAACTTGAATATCATCTTCATGAATAGCAATAAATGATTTAAATTGTGCTTTAGAATCTTTCCATGAAGAATATGTTTCTTCTTTAAATTCCATTTCAATATATTCACATTCATCTAATTGTGTACATTCTAATTGTAATTGCATTTGATGATAATATGCTGGTGGAATAGGTGTATCTTGTGTAAACTTTCGTGAAATTGGACATTTAAATTCTACTAATTTACCATATCTAAAATCTTCAGGATCTTTTGTTACTATGATACCATCAGGCGAAGCACCAAGAAAATTATAAGTAGGATGAGGAATGCATGATGTATCCACAATTTCAATTCCACCATTCATTAAACAATAAATATCTTTTGCAACAGGTTCAAATCTTGTTCCCCATGCTAAAGCTCTTGGCCCTGATCCAGTTGTAATTGGACGAGGAATTAATTTAGACATTATAAGTTCGCGTTTTAATGCTTCAGAAGAATCAGGTAATGCTTTATAAATTTCAGATGCGGTTAACATCTCTCCTCTTTTTAAATGCCACGCTTGTGTTCGTTGATCATTTGAACCATATGTTTCAATAAGGTTCTTGATCTTTGCTTCCATTTATATAAATGAAAAAATGTATTTAGTTTATTCGTTTTCAAATAGAAAGGAGAGTTACATAGATCAAAGGTTTTTCAAATCCTTCAACTTTGTATCTTCGAACAGAAGCAACTTTTGTCCAATCAACTACAAAAGGTTTTGTAGGGTTATTTTCATAGTATACCCACTTTTCCCAAAGATTACATGTATTTCTTGATAAACTATTACAAATTTCTTTTTGGAATGCAATAAGTATTTCTACTTGTTCTTCAGTTGAAACAACGTAACTAGTATAGTCCGTCCAATACATTTGAACTTGATTATCATGTAGACGATTTCCTAAACCAGATCTTCGTATAATAAATTTAGTATACGGATTTTCAAATTCACGCTCTTCTGGAAATTGAACTGAATCATTAAGAAAATGACCGCAATAGAAAACTGCTTGTTGCTTCTCTTCTTCCGTCAAAGTATGAGCCATACCAAACTATTTTTAATCGAAAATAAATCCGTTTTCAAGTATGAATGTATTAAATATTAATGCAAGAAATACAATCACAAGAACAATGGGTTCTTTTTCGTCTTGAAAAATTTTATTCAAATTCTACTAATCTTTCAATAATTAAAAATATCTTGGATGGTAATTCTAGATTATCCTTAAGATTAATTGATTGGTTTGTTACGAATTTTTCAAAGAAATTTAATACTTCTTATATTTCAGATTCACAAAAACATATTGTTGTGTATTTAAGTTATAAATCTCACTTAAAAGCTTATTCGAAAAAAATGTTTGATCCTTTTTGTAGATCTAAACGTATCAAATTCAAAGATTTTGAAACTACTGTTGGACAATTAAATTTTTTTGAATGGGCAATTACTGATAATATAATTTCATATCTTGAAAAGAATTATGATAAAGTTCATGAAGATATGGAAAGTAGATTAACAGAGATGAAAGAACTTTCTAAATCTGAAGGACAAAGAAAAAAAAGACATGAACTATCTAATTCAGCAACAAAATCTCTAACTCATCATGAAGTTAAAGTATCCGTTAAGTTTGATTAAACATTATCCTTTAAGAAATCAAATATGTTCTCTATTCTGAGACCGCATTTGATTTATGAAGATATTTCTTCTGATATTGTTGAACATGATATTGATTGTGATGCAGAAGAATGGTCTTATAATGGTAAGAATGTTTATAGAGGATTAATTGATCAAAAATATATAGATGAAAAATTACATGTATATTGGTTATATGATGATAACTCAAAAAAGGTAGGTTTAGCTGAACATGAAAGTGATTCACCTGAAATCTTTAAAGCTCTTTGGATATATGAAAATAATCCCTTTGCTACTCTATATCAAAATATAGAATGGAAAGAAACTGGTAATACTTTATGGTCAAAATTATCAAATGAAGCATATCAAGATTCTCTTGAACAAGATTTCAAGAATGTTTTTGATGATGCTCTAAAAAGCAATGTTCTAATTCTAACACCTTCAAACTTAAAACAAGAATTATTTATTTATGAATGTGAGAAATGTGAAAAAAAATCTTTCTTAGCGATGAATGGACATTCACCAGTAAAAAAAATTCCCCTTGTGGATTTAAACCACTATTTTCTTTTGTTTTTAGATGATTCTTTTTTGCTTTTTGACCCCCCTTTAGGTTTTAACCCTTTTGTCCCTAGGCAGCACTACGACGCTTGCGTGCAGGAGCAGTCGGCTGAACCGGTGCAGGCGTCTGATCCTCCGGAGTAGAGGGGCGCTCCTGCCCACCACCACCGCCGCCATACATCACTCCAGGCGTAGCACCAGAACTCACTGCGCTCCTACCGCCCTGAGAGAGCTGACCATCATCCTCCGCATCGGAGAGCGGACCGCCACCACCACCGCCACCACCACCACCACTAGGCGCATCCACGGCTTCAAAGAAGTCGGTCAGGCGAGGACGGCTCGGCGGGAACACCTGGGCAGCACCCAGACGCCAGGTCACTCCAAATCCACCACCAGCGAGAATGTAGATATTCCCGCTTACCACGAGGTTGAGGCCCGCACCCTTCGGGAAAGCCGACATCAGGTCATCAGGAGAACCCAGGTAGACCGGATTCTTGGCGCCATCCTCAACAGCGCACTTTACCTGACCCTCGTAGATCGGGACCTTCACGCGGAAGCTCGGATCATACTTGCCGTTCGGAACATACACGCCATCTACCTTCGTAGAAGACACGTTGATCACACGCTTGAGACCATCCTCCACAGCGGCCTGCGTGCGAGGACGACCAAACCACTTCGCACTGTTCTCCGTCGCAGCAGCAAGCATCTTCGGCTCAAGCGCACGAAGGAAGTTGTAGAACGCCTGTGCGTCCGTTAGCTCGCCTGGACCGCTGCCGTCAGCCGCAGCTTCCGCAGTAGCCATCCCAGTCCCGTCACGCGGGCATCCAGGTAGGCCAACCATTAGTGTGAACGCGTCAGGCGCGCCCTCGTTCTCTCGGCGATTCATACCGCCAGGCGCGCGCATGTTGCGAAGGCCAATGTTAAAAGGCTGTCCCTTTAGCTTCATAGACACACTCGGATTGCGTCCCGCCTGTGCCTTTCCCACCTGGAAGGTGATGTCGTCCACATTGATGCTCTTGATCGGTTGAGTGCGATTCATCTTGTTCTCTTGTTGCGCCGTACTCATACATAGTATTGATTTGTTTAAATCCGTTTTTCATGAAAAAAACAGATTTCATAATATAGTCAGCATTTACTTGTGTTTCTTACTTAATAAGACAAGAATGGTATCTTGTTATTCATTTCAAAAGAAATTAGGTTCTGAACGTTGTTGTTTAAAACCTTTATATGGTTCATTATATTGCAAAAAACATTCCAGTCAAACAAATCCACGAAATTGGTTCTATGAAAATAATCGTATAGAAAAAATTATTAAAATTCAAAAAGTATGGAGAGGATTTTTCATTCGGTATTGGTTAAAATTAGCAGGACCTGGTGTTCTAAATAGAAAAATATGTTCTAATGAGGAAGAATTATTTACTATGGAAGATAGAAATTCGGTTAATCCATTATGGTATTTCTCGTTTGAAGAAGACAAAAATGTTTGGTGGTTTGATATTCGAAGTATTTGGGAATCTACATTAGTAAAAAATGTTCCTCTAAATCCATATAATCGTATTCCTTTAAGTATAGAAACAAGAATAAGACTGCGTAAACTTGCACATTTACATTCACGGAGATTACATGTTCTTCATCATGATGAAAGTATTGTTTTTACAAATGAACAAAAATCTCTAAGATATTGGAGGCAAATAGTTCAAATTTTAGAAGAGAATGGGTTTTATGAATTAGATCCTTTGTTATTTAATTCTATGAATCCAACTCAATATTTTATCTTTCTTTCTATGCTTTATGATGATATGAAAGTATGGTATAATGAACATTCAAGTGATGAATCAAGAAGAAATAGATATATGATATGGACTAATGTCGTTTGTTCACAAATTTATAATATTGTTGATAATTCATACATCTCTCTCATGGTCTCAAAATTACTTACAACTATTTTAAATGATTGTTTACAGAATTATCCTATGTGTTTTATGATTATGAGTTCATTCTATAGATTGTGATTTAAACAGGTAAGGTTTATATAGAGTATACCCCGCGTTAGAAATGCCTCCCTCAAACTCTCAAGTAAAAGCAAACACCATGCCTGCCGCCAAGAAAGCTGTAGTAGCTGAAACCCCTGTAGTCGCCGCCGCTCCTGCCGCCACCTCCAAAAAATCCAAAGCCCCCGCCAAAGCTGAAGCCACCGTACCTGTAGTAGTTGCAACTCCTGCCCCTGTCGCTGAAGTAGTAGCCCCCCGTAGTGCTGCCGTAGTCCTAGCTGAACTACAAGATCACCTAAAGGCGCTAGGTTCTGAAGTAACCACGCGTGTACGTGCGCTAGTAGCTGAATCTCTAGAGGCGGCGAAATCTCTAAAGCGTGATGTACGTGACTCCAAAAAACGCCGTCGCAAGGATCCGGCGGACATGACGGCCGAAGAGAAAGCGGCTTGGGAATCTCGTCGTGCGAACAACGCGTTCCTAAAACTCCGCCCTCTAACGGATGAACTATGCTCCTTCATGGGTCTTTCCCCCAAGTCCCAACGTTCTCAGACGGACGTAACGAAGTTCGTAGCGACCTACGTAAAGGAGCACAAGTGCTTCGACCCGTCCTTCAAACGCCGTATCATCCCTGACTCCAAGCTAGGGAAACTACTACGCGTAAAGGATGGTCAAGAAGTAACTTACCTAAATCTACAAAGCTACCTAAAAGTACACTTTCTAAAACCGCCCACCGCCTAAATCTCTAATTAATTAAAAACGAATTTATTGTTTTGAAGTGTAAACACATTTCAAGATGAGCGAATATAAAGAAGTTGGAGGTGTTCCATTAAAGTTCAATGTTATAACAGAATTTCAATCTTTTCCAAATGAAAAAGTTAAAGAAATTTCCAAATCTTTAAACGTTCGAGCATCTGTAATGTTCTGGAATTCATCCGGAAACAAGAACATTGCACTTGGCGTTAGAGCATTTGCAGTTTTAGGATTTAGTAAATTCTTTATTATTGGAAAAAAAGGTTATGATGCAAGACCTGAAGTTGGAGCAAAGAATTATATTGAAGTAGTTAAATTACCCCAAATAGATCCTCTAACATTCTTTGAACAAGAAGGATTAAATCCTGTTCTTGTAGAGCAAAAAGGATTTGCATTAGAAGAATTTAATTTTAAACCATTTATTGATTCAGATAAACCAATATGTTTTATTATGGGCAATGAATCTGAAGGTTTACCACCTGAAATTCTTAGTTTAGGATTTCCAAGAATTACTATTGCTCAATATGGTGTTGTCCGTAGTTTAAATGTTAGTGTTGCTGCATCTATTGTAGCGTATGAATATCTTAAACAATGGAGATCTATTCGAAAATCTATTTATTGTTAAAAACGGATTTATTAGTTACATAATTTTAGATCAGTACGGTAATAAACAAGGTACAAGCAAACAACATGAAGCATAATAGTTTCTTTCTACAAGACAAGTTGGTTGATCATTGTATGTGGGCAAAGTGTTTGAGTGTTCGCACACGCAGAAACACGGACTACCAATACGAGTTTGATGATGTGTGTCCTTTCGTTGTTCAGAGTGAACAATATGATGGAGGGATAATCTTCGACACCATAGAATTTGGTTTCAACACTTTGGAGGAAGTTCGTGCTTTTGCACAAAAAATCTTGGATTGTGGAGGACCTCCATTAATTGGTCTTTACGGTCTCGAGAGACAAAAAGTGTTTCCTGCACCTCAAACTTTGGATGAGTGGATTTTGGCAAATTGGCCACCTCAAACTTTGGAGTTGATGAAAACTTCTGAGTGGGCGGTTGCTAATCCAACTGAACAACGACACATGATTGAAGCAATGCTGGGCAAGTTGAAACTACCTGTTCGTACATTGGACATTGTACGAATGGTCCGCTTTGTGTGGCACTCAAAAAACAACATAGAACTAAAATAAATATTTTGAGGGAAAACGGATTTATTTTTTTTATGATTGTTATTTGTAGGGCAAATACAATGAGTCAACCACAAAAAAATAACGGAAAGCGTGCAGCAGCAAAGGTGTCGGGTGCAACAAAGAAAAATAATAGTCTTATTTCAAATCTACTCGATGACCTCAATGAAGATGATGCTAACAACATCTTTATTGGACGTGTAATCAAGAAACTTGGAAATGGACGAATGCAAGTATTCTATACTATAAAAAATGAAGATGGTGATATTCAACCACGTTTAGATCAAGCTTCTATTCGTGGAAATATGCGTGGGCGCTCAAAACGGTCTTTGTGGATAGATATTGGAACAATTGTAATTGTTTCTAAAACTGAACAATTCACAGGTTCTAAAAGTTTTGAAATTATTGGTGTTGTTGGTGAAGATCAACTTGATCAAATTAAAGAAGCAGCACAATTAGATCCTCGTGTTCTTGCTGTTGATATTACAGATGAAGCTTCTTTGATGACTGCAATTAAGAAGGAAAATGCAGAAGGTGGATTTGAATTTAGCAATGAAGAAGAGAAAGATGTTAATGTAGATACTCTTTAATCAGGTAATTCATTATCTGTAACTATAAGTTCATTTGGTAGTTCCATATATAAAATTGTACTAAAAAAAGGAGAAGTCCTACCATCTAAAATCATAGCTCTAATTTTTGAATTCTCAATTAAAGATACTAATAATTTTTTGAATAACTTATCAGGATTTAGAGTATCTTTAATTTGAATATTACATTGACCTTTTGATGTATCCCAACCACATAAATTTGAAGAACATTTAGATTTAGTTTTAAATTGTCCACATGGTGTTCTAATTTTTGATATAAATTCATTAGGTTTTTTAATATCGACAAAATTAGTTATATCATCAAACCATTTTTTCAGAAGAGGTTGTAATTTTCCTTGTGTAGGTCTAGATTCAGCAATAGCATTTCTTAATTCTAAATCATCTTCTAAATCATTTGTTAATTGGAAAATCAAGAATTCAAAAACTTCAGAATTATAAGATATATCTTCTCTATTTTTTATTAAAGATTCATCAGAATTACCAAATGATAATTCAGTTTCAGTTAATTTATTAACAGTTTCAATAATTTCTGATGATTCCATTTGTTTTTCTACCTTTTCAGGTTGTATAGGAATACGAAGACCACTTTCAAGTAAGAGTTCTACTCTTTCATTTTTAGAATTATATAAATTTTCTTTGAAATCATATCCTTTAGAATATTTTACTGCTATATCTAAATATTTTAGAACATCGTCATAAATAGGTAATGATGTTACATCAGCATAACTTGAAAGTTTAGGTTTATCATTATCATTTAAAATTGTACTTTGAAAAGGTAAAATAAGTTTTGAAGGGACATAAAATGCTTGTGCTCTTCCAAATGGATCTAATATAATACTATAATCATCTAATTCAAGTTCACGCATAATATGAGGTAAAATTTCAAATGCATCTTTAAAAGAAGGAATTTCTGTTTTACATGCTTGATTACGTAATTTTTCAAGTTCAACATAAGTTTCTTTTTTAAATGGAGATTCGAATACATTAGCAAAATAAGAAAATCCTCTTGATTCTCTTGTTGTATGTGCTAAAATATTTACTTCATCATCATCTTGTAATATTATTATTCCTCTTGATCTAGGTTTAGAAATAGGAACATAAAATAAACATCCTAATTTATTAGTTCTTAAATCAATTCTAAAAATATCACATTGTAAGCATACAGCAGAATATTCAATTTCTTGTAATTGAGAAAGCTCTTTTTTATGGAATGCTTCATCAATACCTGAAACTATTTTTGCTAGATTCTTAGCAATTTTTTCATCTGAATATTCAGATAATTTCTTTAAAGAAGCTTCAATAGTTTCAAGATGAGTTGTTCCTGGAATTTTCCATGTTCTAAAAAAAGAACATTTGACTAAAAGAGCAACAGATTCACGAGGAGAAGGAATTTTAGTTTTTAGTTTAAAGAATTTAGGTAGAGTTTCAGTTGAATGTCCTATTCCAACTCTATAAAATCCAGTTAAACCACCAACTAATCTTCTTTCTACACCTTCATATTTTTCATTTATATGTAATGATTCAAGTATTTTTTTAGGTATGAAAGAAATACGATCTTGACCTAATTCAGTTTTATCTTCTCCTAAAATATAATATTTATCTTCCATACCTTTTTCAGTTTGTGCGTTTTTCTTAGCTCTTGATTTTCTAAAACAACAAGGCATATTTTTATTATTTTTTGGTGATTTGTAATCTACAAACCCAGGAAATACAAAACCACTTTCTCTTTTAACTAAAGGAAATTCACGAGGATTATCACTTGAACTTGTTTGTAATTTTCCTTTACATACAGGACATTTAAATATTCCATCTTCAATTAATATTTGTGATTCTTGTAAAGGAATTTGATCTTTCATACACCAATAATCAGGACATACAATAGTTCCATCAGGATTTTCAATATCTACTAATTTATCTTCTTCTGCATATTTTTTAGGATTATAAGGTGAATCTTTTAATCTTTCTAAATCTTTAGTTGATAAAATAATAGGTTGATGTTTTTGTTCACACTTTTTAGGATATTTTGTTGCAGTTGAATGAAATGTTTCAGGATCAAATTCTTGTAATCTAGATTTAAAATATTTATATAATGTTCCTTGTCTTTGTTCTGTTGATATTTTTGCTATTGATGATGTAGATATAGATTCAGAAACAGATTCATTCTCTTCAACTGATTCAGCTTGTTCTAAATCACCAAATAAATCAGAATATTCTTCAGCTAAAGCAGAATCAACTTCAATTTCTGAAGTAGGAACAGTTCCTGATTCAGCAGAAACTTTCTCCATTCGTTTAGGACATATTGAATCTAATTCAGGATTATCGCCTGAAGCAAGAACATATCTTAAAATATTAGCATATTTCATTGAATGTTTAAGTTCATTAACAGCAGAAACAACTATAAAATTAGGACCAACTTTTAATGTAGGATAACCTCTAAAAGATTTTTGTCCTAATCTTGGATTATCTTCTAATTTAGATTGTGTAATTCTAATTAAATCTTCTGCATTTTTAGATGATATAGAAAGTTCTTGTGCTATCTCATCAGTATTAACTCTGCCGTCTTTCAAAGATTGAAGAACTTTAATTTCAATAGCAGAAAGACCATCATTTGAATGATCTGTTCTTAAAAGACTAAATTGTGATTTAGTTTTATCAGCAATATCAAAAATTGAAGAAACACAATTAAATCTTAAAAGATCAAAATCATCAATTTTATCTTCATATTTTGCTACATAAGTCATGTCTTGTAAATCCCATCTACTAAAATCAATATCATCTTTATTAAGAAAAGGTAGAAGAGCATCAAGTGAATTTAACCATTCATTTAAAGATTTTCTTAAATCATCAATAGTTTCTTCTGAATCTTCAGGACGATGAGAAGATAAAACTAAATCTACTGATGTAATAGCAATACGATCAAAATTATGTTTTGAAGAACCTCTATAAAATAACAAAGTAGGTTTATTACGAGAAGGTTTAGTTAAATTCCACCATACATTCCATTCAGTCATATCCAAAAAAGGTTTTTTAGATTTAGAATCAGTAACATAAAATTTATGTCTATTAATTTGCTCTTTAGAAGTAAATAACCCAACATAAGGTATATCTTTTGATACAGTCATACCATAAAAGATTTGTTCAAATCTAGTTCTAACTGCATTACCAAAATCGGTATCAACCCACGATACATAGAACCTTGTTTTAATAACAGAAGTTGAAACTGGTTCTGGTGATTTTAATTTTAAAAGATTTTTTAGAAGGTTAGTATTTTTATCAAGAAGTCTAATAGTTTCTTCTGATAAATTTGGAGGAGTAGTAGTTCTTAAAAGAGGATAATATTGTGGTTGATAAGATTCAGCTTTATCTTCATAAGGTAAAATTAAAAAATTTTCTATTTCAAATCCATCATAATAAGAAGAAAATAAATTAGTTAATTGAGGAATAGGTAATCTAGCAGCAGGAATTTTTGAAACAATATTACTAAATTCTAAAGGCATAATAAAAGATTTTAACTCTTCAATACCAAAAATACGATATTCAACAAAATCTTTTGTAGGTTCAAATAATTCTTTTAAGGATTCAGGTTTAGATAACCATTCAATTCTATCATAACTATAAAATTCTATTTCAAGAGAAGGTTTTCTATAATTACGAAAATATTCTTGGAATGGTTCTTTTAATAAAGGTTCACCATTCAAAGATAATCTATCGAATAAATTTTCCCATCTTCGAGGATCTTTGATATAATAATCATGAGGTAGTTTCAAACCTACTAAAATAAATAATCTATCAGGATGAATTTCTAAACCTTTAGATATTTGATGACGAATCGTATCTATGAAATCATCATCAAAAAATGATACTGTTGATTTTGTTTTAGTTGAAAGATTCAAAACTTCACTCTTTATCATCTTACTATTTTACATAGGAGAATCTGTTATCTTCATTCCGCAATATTCAACTGGACTCTTTGCATAATTTTCAGGTTTGTAAATACCTATACCTGCTGCATCATGTAAAATTTGTTTAAAGTTAGTCCAAAATTCGGATGTATGGCCAATAGTTGTAGTCATTAAATGAGCCATTTCATGTAATAATACAAAAATTAAAGTATTAGAATCAGCAAATTTATAAGGAGGAACTTTATCTCTTAAACAAACTACAATTTTTTCACCTTTATTTTCAGAATAGGAAGTTGTATCAGCATTAATATCATTTTCGCATAAATTTTGAGGATTAAATCTTTCTATCATAACTCTAATTCTATGATCACTCATAGATGAAGGATCGTCTTTATAATGTCTTAATAATTTATCAATTTTTTCATTTATTTCAGCCATTTTATTTGCAGCTTCTTCTTTATCAGGTAAGTTCTGGACTTGGTATTCTTTACCATTTACAGAACTTTTAACATTTGTTACATTTGAAGGACCACGTGTAGAAGAATATAATAAAGCTCCTCCTACACTTAGTAAAGCTAAAGGCAACATTACTTTGTATAAGCAAAAAATTTCCCCCTGTTATATTTTGTTTTTGTTTAGTCGAAAAGTTCCTGATCATCAAGTTGGAAGATCATTTTATATTCTATTCCTTTAATTTTAAATACGACATTGGGCAAATAAGCAATTTTTTTAGGAAGCCAGTAATCTACTATTCCGTTTCCTTCATCACCACCAAACCCACATTGCCAGTTAGATTTATCAACACCACGCTCAGGCAAGATAGGAGTTAAGACTTTCTCCATTGCGTCATTGATAATGAACCATTCATCTGTCTCACAATCGAAGAAATCATCTGCATGCTTGATTAAGCCATTGGGGCCATAAACTTGTGCACGAATTAGTCCTCCAATCATCTTGCTCGCCTAGTATTTCTTCTTTTAGATTTAACCAAATCCATTTTTCGTTTCAAGGTCTTTTTTCTAGGTGTTGTTTCTAAGGGATACAAAATTGATATTTGCACGCCTTTTAACTTTTTCCATAATTCTGGATGACATTTTTTACAGTCTCCAACATCTGGAGAACAGCATTCCATTAAGATTTAATGAATAAAATTTTAAGCATCATTCACACCTCTCTTGAAAGGATTAGGTTCAATTGTTGTATTTAGGAAAGGACCTACTTTAGCTTGAGGATTAGGTGTTTCAGATCGAATATCCCATGTAGCGTTTCTATTCGTCTGAGATACACCAATTACTGCGGTATTAGTATGGTAACCCGCATCTAGGAAATTCTGGCCTTTTAGATCAGCAGCGGCAGCAGGGTTTACAGCCGCCCATGAAGCACCAATTTCACCTTTAGGTAGAAGTTCATCAGCATTTAGGGTGGTTGATGAATAAGTTGATTGAGATGAGGGAGTGCGAGCTTGTAGAGATTCAGAAGGTTGAGCATTACCACCTACAGATGAAGCAGACATCGCTTGAGGAGCGCCATCAGAAAGAGGACCACGAACACCAAGAGCATCTTTTAGTTGTTCCATACCTTCGCCTACCATAGATTTAGATGATGAATAAGAAGTCATTAAATAGCCAATAAGTAAAACACCACCGAGGACAGCACCTAGACGAAGAGTATCTTGCGAAAGTTTCATCTTTCTGTTTATATCATTTCATAGACAAAAAAGAAATGGGAAAATCGCCATTCGACCCTTTACTAATTTTTAGTTCCCCAGAATTTCAAGATTTTTTGGAAAAACAAATTTTAAGACCTATTTTATCAAAAGTCTTCCAGAATTTGTATCCGTATATTCTAGGTATTTTCCTTCTTTGGATTATCATGTTTCTCTCCACCATCATTATCTTGGTTATTTTGTTGAGAGCTCGGATATAATAAATCAATAAACTGAGGTCTCGACAGTTTCCAGATTCCCTTTGTAATACCACGCATCTTTGCCTCTGCTCGTAATTCTTCAATAGTCATCTTTTCAATGATGTACTCTTGAGGAAGCTCTTTTAAAGAAAGTAATTGAATTAGTTCAAGGCGAGATTTCACATAGTAATGTTTGATCTTAGGTTTATGATCCCTTGCAACCTTTTTAAGCTCTTGTAAGCTCAAAGAATGAAGATCCATCGTAATAGTTAAAATTGTGCAAAAGTAAAATCCGTTTTTAATAAGATAATGGATGTAATTATTGTTATTGGTATACTTATTTTTGGATTTATTGCATCATCATATTTATATGCTTTGAGTAGAGTTGAATGGTTGAAAAAGAATTGGGTTGAATATAGATGTAATCCAATTTATATGCCTGTAGCAGGGTTAGTAGGCCAAAATGTAAGTGATAATTTTATGAAATGTACAATGACTATGTTTCATAATTATGCTGGATTTATTATGGATCCTTTAATGGCTGAATTTTCTATTGTGAATGATACTTTAGAAGAAATTGGTGGAACTATGAGTTCTATGCGTAGTATGATGAGTGGTGTTCGTGGTGGGTTCTTAGGTATTGTAGGTTCAGTATTTGGAAAAATACATAATTTAATGAGTCAAATTCAATATATAATTATTCGTATGAGAACTTTATTAGGTAGAGTTATAGGAACAATGATGACCTTTGTATATATATTTTCAACTGGTAAAGATAGTGCTGAATCTGTAGTAAATGGTCCGATAGTTAAAGCTATGTCTTATTTTTAACATAATGATATAATGGGAATATATGTAATTATTGGAATTCCATTAGTTGGAATTTTATTTGCTATGTTAATTCATGGTTCAAATTCTCTTGAAAATTTAAAACTAAATTGGAATGAATATAGATGTAGTCCTGCATATATACCTTTTGCTGGATATATACGACCCGATATTTCTACAACTGATAATTTTATGTTTTGTATTGGTTCTATAGCTAATGAAGTTTTTAAACCTATTTTAGATGTGATAAATTCTATGTTTGCAGATATTCATTCATCATTAGGAGAATTAACCAAACCTCTAAATTTATTCAGACAATTATTTACTAGAATTCGTAAATTTATGTTAGGGTTCATGGATTCTACATTTGGAAAAATTACTTCTTCTACAAGTGTATTTACTCATTATTTAATTAAAATTAGAGATGTTCTTAGAAGATTTGCTGGTCAAGGTTATATAGCAGGATTTCTAGCAAGGGTAGGTATTCAATTTATTGAATCATTTGTTTTTCTTATTATGGGTATTATTAAAACTTTCGTTTATGCTATGCTTGCAATATCAATTATATTAGCATTATTTAATCCTGGATTATTAGTTTTAATGATTACAATAGCTTCTTTAATTGGAGCTTCTGGATTTTAAAATTATATTTTAAAAGATAATAAAGATGCAAAAGACAAATTTAGTAGTAGCAGTTTTCGTAGCTGCTGTTTTAGCTGGTTTATTTATGAAATTTAATTCTGGTAGCGTCGCTCCTATGATTTCTAAAGAACATTTTCAACAAAAGGAAGTAGGTATGCCTCTAAATTCAGGGGGTATAGGTCCTTATGATGGTGTATCTATTGGTGGTGGTGTTTCAGGATGGGCTGCAAATGAATCTGCTCCTATTCTACCTTCAGGGTCAGCACCTGCTTCTCAATCTGATATGAGTAATCAACTAATGCTTCTTGCTGATAATAAAGTAAGCTCTGAATGCTGTCCTTCTACATTTACTAATGATGTAGGTTGTGTATGTCTAACTGAAAGTGATAGAGATTTATTTGCTTCTCGTGGTGGAAATAGAACTTAAACATTCTTTCAATAAAACTATAAAATGAACACACAAGAAATTTTTAAAACTTTTGTAGAAGATCTGAAATCTAAATTTCCAGATCTTTTATCTGAAATTAGTTATGATGTTAATAGAGATAGTAAAACTATTGAAACTGATTTTTTTCCTCATGCACTAAAAATTATTCAAAAGGATCCTGAATTTTTTAATGAAAGAAGATTACTATTTAATGTTAATTTATCCACATTTTGGAAACATGAATCTACTGAAATTCAAGATATGATTTGGAAAAATCTTCAATTATCTTTATTAGCTTCATTTTTACATGGAGATATAAAAGAAAAAATTGGTAGTATTGTTGATATAATTAAATCCTTTTTAAATAAAACAGGTCAAAATACAGATGAAATTTCCAAAATTCTTGAAGATAAGAAATCGCAAGGATATATTCAAGAAATTCTAGATTATGTTTTGAATTCTAAAATAGTTAAAATTTTCAAAGAAATTATTGAACAAATTGATTTATCTGATTTAGATATTAATATTGAAAATCCTGAAGATATTGTAAATCTATTAAAGAATCCTGATCATCCTACAATTAAAAAAGGTATTAATAAAGTTCAAAATTTAATGAAAGAGAAATTCCAAAAAGGTTCTTTAAAACAAGATGATATTCGTAATGAAATTGAAACTATTAAAGCGAAAATAACTGGATTCTTTGGAAATAGCTTTAATGATATTTTAGGTTTGAAAAAAGGTGAGACTCCTCGTGAAGTATTAATGGGAAATAGTCCTGAAGCTCGTCGTCAAAGAATGTTAGCAAGATTACAAAAGAAAGTCCGTGATAAAAACTCCCAATAGAAAATAAGATGCCGGAACAATTTTGGTTCAAAGATCCTTCAATTTTATTTACAAAAGATTCATGGAATAAATTTGTTCCTACTCCAAATATGTCTACTACTGAAGCTTTAAATTCAGTAGTAAGATTTACTATTTATTTTTCAATCATTTTATACGTATGTACTACAGTTGGAGCTTATTTAATGGCTATTCCTGTTGTAATGGTTACTACCATTTTATTAATTAAATTATTTCCTAATGGAAAAGTCCTGGAAGCATTTTTAAATGCAAAATCTAAATCACCAGAGAAAAAATATACTATGCCTACAAACGAAAATCCTTTTATGAATGTTCTTTTAACCGAGATCAAAGATAATCCTGATAGGGAAGATGCTGCACCTACAAATCGTAGAGATGTAAAAGGTAAAATACATAAAGCTTTTCAACATACATCAGATTTATACATGGATACAACAGACGTATTTGATCAAACTCAAGCTATGAGAACTTTCCATACATTACAATCATCTAAAGTTCCTAATGATCAAGGTGAATTCTTAAAATGGTTATCTAAAGGTATGGATGAACCCGATCATTCATCAGCATTCCCATCAAGAAATGCAAAAATTTTATCTGAGGGGTTTGTAGCGGCGAAGGGTTCTATGCGTGGCCTTTCTTCTTCTATTGATAAACTTGGAGGTACGGAACCTTCTTCTCTTTCTACCGCCAAAACTACTTAATGCGTTATCAACTTGTTCTTGAAATTTCTTATAATTTTCTTCTTCAGTAATATTTTTTAATTCTTTTATAGAACCATTATTAGATCCTTGGTATGTTGGAAATGCAGTTATATTTCCATCATTCTTAGATGCTTCTAATTTTCCAATATTATATTTACCTCCTAATTGATTAGAAAACTCTTTCCACATAGGCATTTTTTTAATACAATGAGGACATTCATTCCAATAATGTATTACTAATGAAGGTTTATCTTTAGTTCCACCTTTTAAAAGTTCTTCAGATTCTTCCCAAGATTCTAGTTCTTTCATATTGTATCAAAAACGGAATCTTTTTTACTAGGATGGTGGGTATTAATTATGTCTACGTTCTCTAAACTAGTTAAGGGACGAGAGAATGTTGAACGCGAAAGCGATCTTCAAGATGTTAGTGCTGCAATGGGATTTTCTCCCTACACAATTTCCAAAACTCATATTTCTAATGATAATTGGAGACTTGTAATGGATAAAGTTCCTGGAAAAACTCTTTACGAGATTTATGGCGATGATGCTCGCGATATTCCAAATTATGTTTGGGATCAAATTCGATATATGGTTCGTGAACTATATTATAAAGAAGGAATTGTCTATGTCGACATTACTCCTTATAACTTCATGATCGACGAGGACGAAAACATCTTAATCGTTGATTTCGGCGATGCTTATTACGAACAAGAAGGACAAAGTAGAAATTGGTTTCATGAACAATTTCTTTACGAATGTACAAATATGTGGAATCCTGATTTCAAGTAAAATATTTACATGAAAACAAAATGAACAAACACTGGAATTCTTTTGTTAATGCTATCGGCAAACAACAAATTCCTACATCTACAAAAGATCGTTATGAAACTTCTGATTCTCGTATTGGTGTTTCAGGTTTTTTAGATTTAAAACCTAAAAATCCTCAACAACAATCCCTTTACGATGCTATGTCTTGGAATTGGAAAGGTGTTAAAGCATCAGAAAAAGCTGCTACACATGGAACTAATTTTTAATTTAACATATTTAAGTATAAATAAAAACTTGATCCATTAGGATTTTCTTCTACAAATTCAGTATTTAAATTATTATAAGTAAGAGTCCATTTTGTTGAATCCCATTTTAATCTAACAGGATATTTTTCATTAAAAAATCTATAAATTTCTGGTATAATATTATTATTATTACTTCCAACAGCAACATATGAATTTTCTGCATATATAAGTCCATATAATGTTCCAAACCCTAAATCAAGATTACATAATTTCCAATTTACTGCATCAGTTGATACATAAATTTGTTTATCACCTGTACCACTACCAGTATTATTACCACAAGCAAGAAATAAACCATTACTATAAAATACATCTCTAAGTATTCCTTTTCCTAATCCATATGTACTTCTTGTCCAAGTTCCTCCATCAAATGAAATATAAACTGAACTAATACCACCAGTCATTCCAGCAGCAACAAATCTTCCATTAGCATATATAACTTTTTGTAAAACAACTCCAACTCCATCTAAAGTCGATAGTGTCCAAGTTGTTCCATTAGAGGATGTATATACTGGTAATTTAGTATTAGCACTGTGAGTTCCCACAGCAACATATAAATTATTACCGTATGCTATACTATATAATTGTGTATTTCCAGTTCCTAATCCAGTTGTTTGTAATGTCCAAGTTATGGCATCAGATGAAGTATAAACTTGTTGATTATAATTACTTGAAGAAATATAACCTCTTCCAACAGCAACATATAAATTATTACCATATGTAACATCAAATAATATTCCTGGACCTAATCCAGTTGTTTGTGATGTCCAAGTTATTGCATCAGATGAAGTATAAATTTGTTGAGTAGTATTTGTAGTACCGCTATAGCCTACAACAATATATAAATTATTAGTATAAATAACTGATTGTATTACTCCAGTTCCTAATCCAGTTACTGGTGCTAAAGTTGAAATTTTAGATGAAGTATAAATTTGTTGAGTAGGATTTGTAGTAGTACCACTACAGCCTACAGCAATATATAAATTATTAGTATAAATCCCTCCGAATAATGCTCCACTTTCTAATGTAATTTTTTCTGTATTAATTAATTGTGAATTATTTGAAGGTGCAAATGTATTTAGTTGTAAACCATTACTATAGGTATAAATTCCACCATCAAATATTGGTACTTTACTAATCGGATAATTAGTTGAATTAAAATCTAATGTTAATTGTGAATTATTTATTGGTAATGAATTCCATGTTCCAATTGATGAACTAAAATTTGTTGTTATTAATGGTAATGATGTATTAAATGTATTAACAGTATTTAATGTTGTTTCGATATATCCAGAATTAATTTTAGGTAAAGGACTCCAACTTATATCATAATTTATTGTGGAATTTTTTGTTAAAACATATCCTGTATCACCTCCAATAGGAATATTAGAATATCCTGTAGCACCTGTAGGTCCTGTTTCACCTGTAGCACCTGTATTTCCTGTATAACCTGTCGGCCCTGTCCATCCCGTAGGTCCTGTTTCACCTGTAGCACCTGTATTTCCTGTATAACCTGTCGGCCCTGTCCATCCCGTAGGTCCTGTTTCACCTGTTGGTCCTGTAGCACCTGTATTTGTAGCAGTACCATCTAATCCTTGAGGACCCGTAGGACCTGTCCATCCTGTAGGTCCTGTTTCACCTGTTGGTCCTGTAGCACCTGTATTTGTAGCAGTACCATCTAATCCTTGAGGACCCGTAGGACCTGTCCATCCTGTAGGTCCTGTTTCACCTGTTGGTCCTGTAGCGCCTGTATTTGTAGCAGTACCAGCTAAACCTTGAGGACCTGTAGGCCCTGTCCATCCCGTAGGTCCTGTAGCACCTGTATTTGTAGCAGTACCATCTAATCCTTGAGGACCCGTAGGGCCTGTCCATCCTGTAGGTCCTGTTTCACCTGTTGGTCCTGTAGCGCCTGTATTTGTAGCAGTACCAGCTAAACCTTGAGGACCTGTAGGACCTGTCCATCCTGTAGGTCCTGTAGCACCTGTAGCACCTGTAGGTCCTGTAGCACCTGTAGCACCTGTAGCCCCTGTAGCACCTGTATTATCACTAACTACACTAGTCCCATTTGTAACAATTGCAGAATCAGACCATAAAGTTCCACCATTTTTACCAATTCTTATTTCTTGAGTATCTGTAGCATAACCAAACTCTCCTTCTGCTAATGGAACTTTTGATGCAATCCATTGTGAAGATAATCCTCTTCTTAATGTAATTTGGGTGCTCATTTATACATTTAATAGTGGTTTTTTCTTATCATATAACATGTTTTATAAAATAAGATAATATTTAACTTTGAAATTGAACTATTATTTTAATACATAGATTTTAAATATTTTTTTATTGTAAATAAATGTCTTCACAAATTATTATTACATTAATGACTTTACGTGATCAAGTAAAAATTTATCACTGGGAAACTTTATCATTTCCTCGTCATAAAGCAACAGATGAATTAGTTACTAATTTAGATACAAATATTGATAAATTCGTTGAAGTTTATATTGGTAAATATGGTCGTCCTAAATTCTCTACTAGTTCATCTATAAAACTAAGAAATTTTCATGATAAAGAAGCTACTGCCTTATTAAAACAATATATTAAATGGCTTTCAACTTCTTTACCTAAATTATTAACTAAATCTGCAGATACAGACTTATTAAATATTCGTGATGAAATTTTATCAGATCTAAATCAAACTTTATATTTATTTACATTAAAATAAATCTAATTGTATTACTAAGTCTGTTACATTTCCACCAGTTGTTTGGACATGTACATTTATAAAATCTCCTGCCGCAAAATCTACTGATGAATTGTAATATGAAGCAGATAGAACAGAAGGAGTTAATGTGATAGTGAAAGCTGTTGGATTACTTAATGAACCACCAGTTGATGCATTTTTACATACGGTTATAACAGCAGTAGTAGCTCCTACACCATTTGCACTAACACTCATTCCTGATAAGATTAATGATTGTTGAACTCTATAACGAGCTGCAGGTGTGCTTGTATCTGGATATGAACCAGAACCTATAACTGTTCCGGGCCATATGTATCCATCATTAGTACTAGCTCCAAGAATACAATAAAACAAAGTTGTAGGATAAACATATGTGCTAAAAGGTTTTGTTCCAGCTGATTTTGTAATTAAATCTGTTCCAGGACCAATTTGAATTCCCGGTGAAGCAAGATATGTTGGATTAGTTAAAGATGCAGGAGTTGTCTGTAATATATCTGAAGCTGTATAAGGGAATGTTCCTGTATATGTATTAGGAGCACCAATTGTAGTTGATCGTAATTGAATTGATCCTGTTCCACCAGTATCAGCAGTTTCAACACCTACATAAGAACCAGTAGGACCTGAAGTATAAGATGGAGCTGCTACAAAAATATTTGTATCACGAGTCGATACTTGATTCGATCCTGATACTAAAATACCTCTTTTATTACCTGCCCCATTTGAATATACATTTATAGTTGAACCTTTAATAGAGTTAAATGAAAATACTGAAGGATTTAAAGATCCAGTTCCACTAAATAATATTCCTGTTACATCACTTGAATCTGTTGAAGCATCAGCATAACGATTATCTACTGTAACAACAGCAGTTCGTAATTTTGCAGTTTGAGAAGTTGTTCCTGGAAATTCAATACCAGTTAAGTTATAATGTGATGTTGATGTATAACTTAAATTTAATGTTACATCTTCTAATCTTGTTTGTTCACTCATCGTAACTAAAGTTGTAGTATTATTAAGTAATACTTGCATAGGACCTGGTCCAGTGGGTCCAGTTAAAGATATAAAAGTAGTTTGAACTGAAGAACCTCGAATAGCAGTATATGGTGGAATTTCAATAGATTCATAATAAGTTCCAGGATATATAAAAATAGTATGTTGAGGACCCGTAGGTAATAATTTTCTATATTCTATTGCTCCATTAATAGTTTTAAAAGAAGTTGTATAAGGTGATCCAGTAGCACCTGTATCATCTCCATAAACAGAATCAACAGTTAAATAATTTCCACGAGCAGGAAATGATCCTGTAGGACCAGTTATATCAGATACAGGCCCTGTAGGACCTGTCCACCCTGTAGCGCCTGTAGCACCTGTAGAACCTGTAGCGCCTGTATTTGTAGCAGTACCAGCTAAACCTTGAGGACCTGTAGGTCCTGTCCATCCCGTAGGTCCTGTAGCACCTGTTGGTCCTGTAGCACCTGTAGCGCCTGTATTTGTAGCAGTACCAGCTAAACCTTGAGGACCCGTAGGACCTGTCCATCCCGTAGGTCCTGTAGCACCTGTAGCGCCTGTATTTGTAGCAGTACCAGCTAAACCTTGAGGACCCGTAGGACCTGTCCATCCCGTAGGTCCCGTTGGTCCCGTTGGTCCTGTACGTCCTGTTGAACCTGTAGGACCTGTAACACCTGTAGGTCCTATAGGACCTGCTGGACCATAATATTTAGGTATAACTCCTAAATAACATATTCCACCACCTGGACTATATCTATAAGTTGCCATTTCTTTAGTTTAGAATAAGGAAAAGAATGATAATTTTTATTTTACTAGGAATAGCTTTAATATTATTTCTAAATTCTCGAGAGCATATGACTAATTCAGATTTAATTTCAACCCTAAAAACATTTGGATCAGAAGGAACTAAAAAACCTTCTAAACCTTATGCTTCCGAAGCACCTATAATGGGTCCAAAAGCATCTAAAGTTGAACCAGCACCTCCTAAAATTAATAAAAACGGAGATTCAGGATCAGGTGTATATCCTGATATTTATGGCCCTGAATATCAAGGTCCTCCTGGATCAAAACATTCCAAAGGGAAGACAACATCTAATAATAAACATCAATCTGATGATACATCTGATGAAACTTATCAATTTAATCCTGATTTAAAAAAGGCATTTCCTACAGAAGGTCCTCCACAACCCTTTTTAACAGATTTCTCTAAGTTTCATTAATAAAGATGTTTCCTTTAAATAATTTCGGTGGAAGTTGTTGGATTAATGCATGTCTACAATTAATTTTTAGAATACCTGAATTACAGCAAAGATATAATAACAATGAATTTGATAAAGATAATGTGTTTGACCAATGTCTTTATCAACTTTGGAAATCCAAAGGTTCAGTAGGATTAAAAGAATTATTTGAAGCTATTCGAGTATCACAAAAAGATGTTTCTAATATGCCTGCAGGAAGGGGAACTGGTGATTCACATGAACTTTTTACTTTTTTATGTGATAAAATACCCTTTCTTGATAAGTTATGTAGATTTAAAGTAGCTCATTCTATAAAATGTAAAAATTGTGATTATAATAATTTTAAAGAAGATTCTGTTATTGAATTTGAAATTGAAGCTCCAAGTACAAATCTTTCATTAACTCAATGTATTGGTGAAATTGTTAAACCTATTATTTTAGATGAATGGAAATGTGAAAAATGTTCTAATAAAGGATGTGAAAAACAACAACTTATTGGAACATTTCCAAAAGTAATGTTATTTCATAAAGATTCTATTCAAGGTAGCATTGAATATCCTAGTATTTTAAGTTTGAATAAAAGAGATTATGGCTTAGTAGGTGTAACATGTTGGAATGGTGGACATTGGTGGTCTTATGGTCGAAATCCTCCGCCAGGTTCATCATGGTTTACATTAGATGATACAAGAATTGTAGAACATGGTCCTAAACAATTTCCTATAAGTTCGAATATGAGACTCTTAATTTATTATCGCCTAGAAAATTAACAAGGAACAATGATAGATTCTGGAACTGTGCTTTTAGTAGGAATAGTTGGCGTTGTTATTTTAGGTTTATTTGTTTTTATTTCAACTGGAAGTGTTGTTAGCGTGTTAGTAGTATGTGTTTTAGGATATATTCTTTATCAAGTTCTTCTAAAATTAGGATATTTAAAAGTTGATATGAAAAATGATGGTATTGATATAGGATTCTTTGAAAAAGCTCCTGCCCCTGCCCCATCTATCCCTATTATGTCTGCAAAAAATATTCAAAAACCTGAAGTATTTTATGTAAGCGGTAATGATTATACTTATGATGAAGCTGCTGCTGTATGTGCAGCATATGATTCAGAATTAGCTACATACGATCAAATTCAAACAGCTTATTCTACTGGTGCTGAATGGTGTGGATATGGATGGTCTCAAGGCGCAATGGCTTTATTTCCTACACAAGATGCTACATGGCAAGCGCTTCAAATGGAAGCAAATGAAGCTCAAAGAACAGGGTGTGGTCGTCCTGGTGTAAATGGTGGATATTTTGATCCATCAACTAAATTTGGAGTAAATTGTTTTGGTGTAAAACCTTCAAATACAAATATTAAATTACCTTTACCTTTACCTGGAACTGACTCAGGTGAATTCCAAAAAATGGTAAATAAATTTAAATCTATGATAAAAAGGATGACTGTATCACCTTTTAATAGAGATGGATGGTCTGAATGGAATTTACAATCACATGGTGTCCCTACAGAAATTAAAAAGGGTAAATAAGTAAATGAATAATTATGCTCTAGATAGTCCTATAAATCGTAAAGTTTATGTTCCTGGTGAGAATGAAGTTCCATTTGCTCCAGTAACACAACCCAAACCTTCAGGTGAAATAGATCAAACACATCGTAAACTAAATTGGTTATTTCATAAACCTTCAAAAGTAGCATTTTTTCCTAATCCGCCTGTTTCGGCAAGAATTAAAAAGGAAAAGTAATAACAAAGATGATAGAACTTGCTTTATTACTTGGACTGGGAGCAGTTGGTTATTTAGTTGCTAAAAATGATGAAGATTCGCCTAGAGAACATTTTTCAAATGAAGAACAACTACATCCTCGCCCTACTGAAGAATATGTCGATCAAATTGTTCATACACAAGAATCTAAAGGTCATTCAAATGAAGTTCCATTTTTTGGGGCAAATCAAACTCAATCTATGTATTCAGGAGCAACAAATCATGTTCTAGATATGCATACTGGTGCAGGTAAAGAATATTTTCAAAAAACAGAAGTAAGATCATTTTTTGATGCTAAACCTGGAACAGGCCAACCTTTTGGTAATCAAGTAGAAACTGAATTTATGCAATCACGTATGGTTACAGGACAAAATATGAAAAATGTTTTTCCTGTAGATCAAGTTCAAGTTGGTCCTGGTGTAAATGATGGTTATACAAATATACCTAAGGGTGGATTTCAACAAGATACTATGCGTGAATATGCTCTTCCTAGAACAACAGATGAATTAAGAGTTGTAACTAAACCTAAATTAACATATGAACCTCCTATGATTAGAGGTGCTAATTCTGTAACAGTTCCTGGTATTCAAGCAGATGTAAAGAAAAATAGACCTGATAAATTTGCATTATTGGGTATGGATAGAGCAAATACTGCAGTTGGTGCACAAACTGCTCCTAAATTATATGCTGAACAACCTATGAAATCACAAGCGCGTGAAACTACAACTGTAGAATATATGGGTTCGGGTAATGCTAATGCTGGTGTAATGGAATCTTATGTTAGAGCATTTACAGAACCCTTTCAAGAATTTATGAAATTAACAGCTGAAGGAAGACCTAATCCTGGTGGTCTTCAAGGTTCATCAATGTCTGTTGGCGGTGATATGTATTCTATACAAACAAAGAAAGATGAAGATGTATTAGCTGATGCTTCTCGATTTAATTCAGGTATGGTAGCTACAAGTAAGAGTGCTCAACACTTAGGTTCTTATAGATATAATGAACCTTTACAACAAGATGTTAATGTTCAACGTAATGAACCTTCTATTTTAAATGCTTTCCATCAAAATCCATATTCACAGAAACTCACATCTATTTAATAATGGATCTTATTAGAGAACATTTAATATATAAAGATATTCCAATACATATATGTTTTAGTAAATTAAAATCAACAGAACAATATGAATGTATACGTCTTTTATTCGCAACACGAACAAAAGATGTATTTATATGTAAACATAATTCTATAAATTCATATATTGAAAAACTACTTGAAGAATTAAAATTCGAGGAAAAGAAATGTTTAGAAGTGGTAAGTTAATCCGTTAGTTAAAGGTTGATTATAAGCAACAGGAGTAGTATTATTTAAAGAATTAGGAAAACTAAAACCACCACCAGAATGAGGATTTATCCAGGTATTTGCTGTAGATGTAATTTCAGGACTTTCTAATAATTCTTCTTCATCACTAGAATCTTCTACAGATTCAGTTTCAGACCCTCCCCCAGCAAAATCTTGCTCTTCTGGAATAGACTCTATTTTTGGAGCATTAGCGGAAGGTTCAGCTTTAGGTTCAGGTTCAGGTTCAACTTTAGGTTCAGCTTTGGGTTCAGCTTTGGGTTCAGCTTTGGGTTCAGCTTTGGGTTCAGCTTTGGGTTCAGCTTTGGGTTCAGCTTTGGGTTCAGGTTCAGAAACACTTCCACCTGTTATAGGAAAAATATTATTAGCAACATACATTGAAGCATATCCAATAATACCAGCTACTACAATAGATAAACCATAAATCAATGAGTTAGAAGACTGCATCCTATTTTCTTATTCTTTATTAAGATGTTTCATTTAATTCAAGATAACGTATCAAAAATAGAAAACAATCTTTTAGGTGCAAAACATTTTGCACAATCTATTTTTTCACAATGGTTTAATATAATTATATTTATTTTAGTTATTGGATCATTTGGATATTTCTTATGGTCAAAAAAACAAGAAACTCCGAATGAAGAATTGAAAAAAATTCCATTTGAACCAAGAACATGGAATAATGCTGTAAAAAATGTTCCTATAATAGATTATGGACAAACTCCTCAAATTGAAGTTGGAGATGGTATACAAGGACATTCCTTTAAAGGAAGCCAGGCAACTTTTTAATGATTTAAAATCAGTAGAAATTAAAGAAGATAATTATATACCTAAAATTAAAAAGAGATCCAAAATAACTATTCCTGCTCCAAAATAAATGAGTTCTGCAGGATATACTGCAAGATTAAGAGTCAAAGCGGAAGCGCAAATTAAAAAAGTTCAAATAACTAATAGACAAGGTATAACAAATAAACTTCTTGCTTCTGTTGCTTGCAGTCCAAATTATACATCTGTAAAATTTAATCAAGTTAGATGTTGTATTATTAATAACCATAAACCTTTTGTTGTAGAAATTCCTAACCCTAATCCTAATCCTAATCCTGACGGTGGTGGACCTGATTCTATACCAGCATTTTTTGTATACGGTGGTGGACCTGATTCTATACCAGCATTTTTTGTAGATGGTGGTATATCTTAATATATTATATTAATATTTAAATAATGTTATCAGTAAAGTGGGTTTTTGCAGGTGTTCTTACAGGATTTCTAATTGTTGCTGTATTTGTTCCTCCTGTACGTAAACAGCTTCATTTACCTACACCTGATGATAAAGATACCTATTTTACAGGAAAAGGATGTGTTAAATTTAGAGCAGAAGAAGTTCAATGTACAAAAGAAGCAACCTCACTTAATTTAGTCGCATCTGAAAACAAATGATACTAGTAAAAATTATTCAAGTTCTTAAAGATCAAAAAAATATACCTTTCTTTTCATTTTTAATTGGTATGGGTATAGTAGTTATGTTATTTCATAAACCTTATGTAACAAAAACTACTTTGGCTTTGCCTTTAGATGAAGTTCAAAGGCAAATAGTTAAAGTCGATAATAAATGTTATAAATATATTGCGGAAGATGTTCGATGTTAAATACTATAAGATAAATAAAGATGGATGGTGCAACTGATTTAAGTGAACTTCTTGGAAATGCTCCCGTCCAATCTCCTTCATTTGCACCTATGGTTACAGGTGGAGGTGATCCTTTTATTGCTCCTGTTGTAAATAATCATAAACCTGCTGCAACATTACAAAGTAATTCTCATATGTTTTATACAGCTAAAATGGCGGTAAAAAATTTCATGGTGTATTTAGGATTTTTCCTTGCAACTATGCTAATTTCTCTTTCTACTCCTCGTTCTCTAATTTTACAATATATTCCCAATACATTTAATTCATCAGGCTCGCCTACTTATATGGGTGCAGCTATTCTAGGTGGTGTTGCGGTATTTTTAGCGTACATAATTGGAACACTCGGAAGTGCCTTGTTTTGATTCTTCAGTTGAATAAACAACTTTCAAAAGTCCCCAAGTTTTCATACATTTTGTAAGAAACTTTTCACAATCAGCACAAGGTTTTGAATTACGATATTCACCTTGTCTATTAACTCGAACTACTTCTAATGTACAACCATGTAGTTGTGAAAGATCTCCTAGAAGTTTCACAACTGCACGTTCAGCATGTAAAGAGTAATCCGACCACCCACATCCTCGATCACGCGTACCGATAGTATTACGAGCAGTTGCGATTACCTTACCACGCCGTCGAATTGTCGCCCAATGTAGTTGAGTATTGTGAAAATCTTTACGCTCCATACTCATAAGTTTGAAAACGGATAAAGAATTCGTTTTTAATGAATAGAATATGGACTCAATTTTATGGGATGAATATAGATATTTATCAAGTAATCATAATAATGATCCAATAGTAAAAATCCATCCAAGAATTATAGTTGGAGCAGGACATCAATTAACTGTTGAAAATATGAATAAATACAATATTGAATATGTTGTAAATTGTTCATTTGATGAATTTTCGCCTAATTGGTTTAGAACTAATTTTCCATATAATTATATTTGCATAAAAGCTTATGATGATGAAGAATCAAATATTACTAATTGGTATAATTTATTTGAATATTATATGAATACATTTATGAAGGAAGGAAAAGGAACAATATTTGTTCATTGTCATTTAGGTATGAATCGTAGCGCATTTCTTGCTTTAGTATATGTATGCTTAAAATTTGATTATAATATGGAATCAACAATTAAAACTATGCTTATAACTCGTCCATGTGTATTTATGAATAAAAATTATAGAAAACAAGTTGTTGAATATATAGAAAAACATAGAAGTAATTAATAATGGCAGATCTTTCAAAAAATTCATTATGGAGTGATATAAGTAATAAAACTTCGAATGTAGAAACTGATATAATTGGTCCTTCATATAGTTATTCTGATCATATTCCTACACCTGATAGTTTAGGTGTTGGTTCAAATGGAACTTTTAGTCAATTAGGCACAAATTCATCTGCAATAGTAAGATATGCTGATGAATTAGTTGGAGGTGATTCATTAGGTAATCAATTTTTTGTTAATACAGGAGGATCATGTAATGCTCCAGATGGTTCAGTTCAACCAAGATATAATTACGTGAATAATGTTTCATCAGGATTAATTCCTGGTATTTTAGGAGATATTGATGGATTAAATCCTCTTTATTTATTTAATTCTCTTATATCTGATGGTACACCTTCATGTGAATGTTATACATGTCAAACTTCTGATGGATCAAAAAGTTATTTTTTAAATACTGATTTAAGTCCTGATTTTAGTACATCTTTATGTACAAAAGTTGATCCTTCTATATGTGCTGGTAAAGAATCTTTTACAAATAAATCTGATTCTAAATTACCTTTTTTTATTGCTTTGGGGTTATTAGGGATTTTAATAGTTTTAAGGAAGAACTAAATAAAATGGATTCGAATATATTTAGATTAAAAAAATCTCGTGAAACTCCTCGAACTAAATCAAATGATATAGTTTCAGGAACTCTTGATTCAATTCATAGAAATATAGTTTCTTCTTTAAATAATACTTTATCTGAAGAAGAGCTTTTAAAAAAACAAAAAGAAATTGAAGATGAACTTGAAAGAATTTCATCTACAACTGAAGAAATTATTAATACTACAAAATTACAAGAAGAATTAAAATTTATAAAAAAATTATTAGATACTAAAAATCCTTTAGTTGATTATTATACTCAAAATGCAGATGTATTTTTAAAATATTATGATTCATCAGAAAAACAACAAAATTTATTAATTACTCCTGCTGATCAAAATACTTTTGTAAAATTTTTAAATCCACAAAATTTTAATGCAGAACCTCAAATATCTAAAAAACAATTACTTGATGAATTTACAACAAGACTTAAATTAAATTCTTCTAATGAACCTGAACAAAAATCATTGACTACAGAACATTGTGATAGATGTAATATTGCAAGAGAAGAATTATCTGAAGAAGGTATTTTAGTTTGTCCTACATGTGGTTCAGAAGAAAATATGCTTGTTGTTAGTGATTATCCTAGTTTTAGAGATACTCCAAAAGAAAGAAATAATTACGCTTATAAAAAAATTAATCACTTAAATGAAATTCTGAATCAATTTCAAGCAAAAGAATCTACTTTAATTCCTGATGATATTATGAATGAAGTTATTATGGAAGTTAAAAAACGAAGAATTATTAATATTGCAGAATTATGTGAAAAAGATATAAGAGAGATTTTAAAGAAGCTGAATAGATCTAAGTATTACGAACATGCCGCCCACATCTTATCAAGACTTAATGGAAATCCACCACCAACAATCACACCTGCAATTGAAGAAAAGATTAGAACGATGTTTCAAGAAATACAAGCGCCATTCTTATTATATTGTCCTGATGAGCGTACTAATTTTCTATCTTATTCTTATATACTGTTCAAATTTTTTGAATTACTTGAATTAGATGAATATAAAGTGTATTTCCCTTTATTAAAATCAAGAGATAGATTAATTGCTCATGACCAAATATGGAAAAAAATTTGTGATTATTTGAGATGGGAATTTATTCAGAGTGTTTAATAAGTAATTACTAAATCTTTAAATGGTACAGAAAAGCGTGTTGATATATTATCTAAATAGCAATAAATAATACGTTCTTCGTGTTTTGAAACTTCATAATCATTTGAACAAATAATAGAAATATGTTTATCTATAATAGAAATTTCTTTTTTATTGTATATATATGGACCGACTTTAGCGTTTAGAAGATTATATGTACCATTTACTTGAATTTCAGAATATGAAAGTTGTGTTTCCATCTTACTAATTAAGAGATTAACACAAACTAATCCGTTTTTCGTCTTAAATATATATTATACGCTAAAAAGATTCCAAAGAAATTTTTAGAAAATACATCTAATATATTATAACCAGTATTTTTAATTGTATAACTCATAACAGCAAATACGCCATATAAAGACCATGTAAAAGCAAACCAATAAAATAAACCATTTTTATAAATATCTTCTGATGTTTGTAAAAATGTATCTTTAATATATTTAAAATTTAGAAAAAATGGAATAAATCCTAATATTGTAGATACATATGGATTTAATAAACCAATTTCACCAATAAATCCAAATAATAACATTGCAGCATTCAAAAAAACTATTTTTAATATAGGAGTTTGATAATTAGATACAAAATCATTTAATCTAAATGGTTCATTTCTATTATGTTTTAAAAATGCAGATAATGTAATTAACATTAAAGGTGTAGTAATTGACCAATCTAAATAACGAAAAGATGTAATATTACGAGATTTTTTATTAAAATAATAAATTAACCAAACATAAAATATAAATTCAATAATTTGAACAAAAAATTCAACTTTTATTAAGTCTTTTAATATTTCATCTTCTGAATTTACTTCTATATTTATAGCTAAATAGTCAATTATTCCAATTACAAATTGTATACCTAATGAAATTAAACCACTGATATATATCATCCTACTACATTATACTACATAAATTATTTAGTTAGTTCCATTGGCGAAGTCTGCAATCATCTTTATGTTTAGGGTTTCGTTGTTCAGTAACAGCTTTGCTCAAAGCAGGATTTACACGATTAGGAAGAGTAAATCCAAGATCATGAACTGAACCTTTAGGACACCAAAACGTTCCACCATTACCAGTATGGTAATTTGATACACTCCTTAGTACGTTGTTAACCGTATTGGGATTGCTGCTCATCTTATCTTAAAAAAGATTTTATTACTTATAATCCGTTTTTCATTTAACATGCTTTCTTACACGAACACAATATACACCAACAACAAATTAATAAAAGTATAGAACCTAATATTGAACCAATAATTATTGATTCATTTCTTTGAGAGGATGTAGCATTTGCTATTCCTCTTAAAGAAATTGTTTCATTGAATTGTACTATCATTTATGGTAATAAATTAAATAGGAAATAATTCCGTTTTTTAACTACGGAAAAGATATTTGTGCGTCATTAAATGAACTAGCGCAAATACTGCAGAGTGAACTAGAAGAACAGTTTGAGGAGAACCGCCCGGAGGTAGACTGAGGACGACGCCAGGAACTAGAACATAGAAAGTTAACGCAGTAACTAAAAGATACGTCCACATTTTTATGTTTTATCTAAGAGATTTTTTCTTAAGAGTTCGATTTCTTTTTCCACCTTTTTCACTACACTTTGAAATTATTTGTCCTACTGTACAACCCATTTCAGTACAATATCTTGATTCTATATCTTCTGCATTTCCAAGTTTCATTTCAGAATCTTTTTCAAAGCCATAACTTCTAGTATAATATCTTTCTAAATTTCTTTGAGTAGAACGTCTTAATTCTTCAAAATCATCAAATTCTTTTTCACCTGGTTTTCCAGTTGTTAATATTCTTTCTCTTTCTTTATCATCTATAAGAGTTCGTCCATATTCAGATACTGCTGTTAATTTTACTTCTGTTTCATCTTTTAAAGATTGTAAATTAAAACAAAAATCCATATATTTGTATAAAACAGGGTCTTTATTATTAAAAGGAATAGAAGGAAATATTTCTTTATATCCATCATAACCTTTATATTTTTTTAAACTTTCAAAAGTCTTACAAAACATTTTTTTACCTAATCCTTTCGTAAGTTGATTACATTTGAATGTATCAACTATTATAAAAAGTTCTTTATCGCTAGGTTTTGAAATAGGACTTACAACAACTAATGTCATTTCTAAAATACATTTAAAATGTTCATTTAAAAATTCATCTTTATCATCAAATGTTCTTAATTCTTTTGGAAAAAAATCTGATGTAAGACGTTTATTTCCAAATAAATATACTTGTTTTGTTTCTAGATCTTTAGTTAATATTTTTTTTTCTTTTAATCCATAACAAACTTTAAGTAATAATCCAGTTTCCCTAGATTTATTATTATCAACTAATTTATCTTCTAAATTATTTTGAATTAAGATTACAAAATCATTAGATTCTACCACTGGTGGTGGTAATGGTGGTAATGGTGGTAATGGTGGTAATGGTGGTAATGGTGGTTCCACTGCCACTGCTACTGAAGGTTGAGATTTTGTATTTCCCATTATTAATCTAACTCTAATAATTCTTCTTCAGAATATGATCCCTTAGTTTTATATATATAAACTCCCCAAAAACAACATATACCAATTAATATAAATATTATACAGCCTGCTATTAAAGTAGCTAAATCTTGATCCATTATTTAGTTGTAGGAGTTACTCCGTAAATTCTTCCTCTTTCACATCCGCCAGGAGGACAGTTGGGAACACAATTATCCACATTAGCATTTGTAGGTAAATGTGTTACAGGACAACCAGCACCATGATTACCAAATCGTTCACGAATTTTTGTCCAGTAATACCACATTACTAATGATGACGCAGATGCAAATAATAGAGAATGAACAACTAGAGAAGTTTTAAATGATGATTTAGGAGGAAGTCTTAGTAATACACCAGGAACAAACGCATAAAATAATGTTGCAGATAAAAGAAAACTTACAATATCCATTTATATTTACATAAACTTTTTCTTTATCCAATTACGATCCCTCTTGAAAGTTTTTGATTTTGATGATTTTTTAGAATATACCATAACAGCATTTAATTTACGAAATGTTGATAATGGTCCAAATTTACACACAGCTTTATTTAATGCTCGATGTCTTGCAGTTTTAGTTTTCGATACGTGATAACCAAGATTAGTTAAATCACCCTTTTGTAATTTACCAATTCCAGGATTACGCATAGTAAACCGTCTTTTACGACCTGCACTTAAATAGCAAGGCATTCTTATAATTCAGGAGTATTGTTTTTACCCGGACATGATGAACAACCTTTTCCTTCAGAAACTTTTATTTTAGCATAATTTGTTGCAATAAACATTATAATAGCTAGCGCACCTAACCCAATCCATAACCAATCCATTTTATTTTTATACTAAGAGTTTTCATAATAGAAACTTAACATATGTAATGGGTATACCTTTTTATTTTGCTACTTTAATTAAAACACATGGTGGAATAGTAAGATCATTGAAAGGAAAACATCAAACTGATATTTTATGTTTTGATTTTAATTGCTTAATTCACAGATACTTAGATGAAAATAATCCAATTGAGTCTATCTTAAAAGCGTTTGAAATGATTTTGAACGATTATTGTCAATCAAAAATTATTTATGTAGCATTTGATGGGTTAGTTCCATATGCTAAAATAGTTCAACAAAGATATCGTCGTATGTGTCTAAAAGAAGTTTCTGGGAATTTTGATAGAAATCAAATATCTCCAGGAACACCTTATATGCTTGAATTAGAAGAGGCAATGAAAGCAAGATTTCCTCAAATTATAATTTCTGGAACACAAGAACCAGGTGAAGGTGAGCATAAAATTATTCAATTTCTTCAAAATTCAGAAAAAAACAAATCCATAACTATTTATGGTTTGGATGCAGATCTAATTTTAATTTGTCTTCAACATCATAAATTATCTTCAAAAAATGGTATGTTTCTTCTAAGAGAAAGTTCTGAAATGGGTCAAAAAGAAGAATTTGCTATCATGGATATTTGGAAATTATTTTTACAACTACCTATAGATATATATCAATATATTGCTTTGTCTATAATGTGTTTTGGTAATGATTTTATGCCTAGTTTAGGTATATTCTCATTAAGAGAAGATGGATATAATCGTGCATTACAATTCTATGAAAAATCTAAAAAACCTAATCTTTTAACAATTGAAGGAAGAAAGGTTTTTTTAAATTACGTTGCTTCGGAAGAACAAAAAATTTTAAAAGAAAGAATTTTATTACGTAGAAGGCCGGAAGAAAAATATGTTCTTGGAAAAGATAATCTTTTCAATAAAAAATATTATTTGCATATTTTAGATGGTGTAATAAATCCTGAAAAAGTAGTTGAAGCATATTGGAAAACATTTAGTTGGACTTTAGAATATTTTACTAAAAGTTCACCACCAAATTGGGATTGG